CGAGCTTCGCGGCACTCCGGGTGAGCTTACCATAACGATTGACGCAGATGGCAATATATCCGAAGAAGTTACGAAAATCATAGTTATGTAGATAGAGGTCTTGTTCAAAGATTTAAGATTACTCTTACCGAAGTGTATGATGGTGACTTTGTTCTTCCTGAAGGAATTGAAGAATCTCTTGTACCTTTAATTAAACGTAGTACTCAAAAAGTACCTAAACCTGTTCGACTTACTAATAATCTTCCTTTTGATAGAGTTAGTACTGTGGGTTATGCTACATCAAGGGAATTTCCTTTCATTAAAGAAACTTCTGCTCGTTTTAGAAAACATCTTCCTGGGATGTGTGCTATGCCTTGTTATGATTATATCAACGGATATATTTATTTATTTCCTGCTGATGATAAATTTATTGAGGTAAATCAAATTGTTGTAGAATCTGCTTTTGAACATCCTACAGAAATACAACTTTCAAATGGAGAAATAGATTTAGATGATGTAGTTGATGATGAAAATGAATGGCTTCTTTCTGAAGATATGATTGGTCAACTTAAAGAAATTATTTATAAACGTGATTTATTTACTCAACTTCGTGAACTTAATGAAGTGCCTAGTAATGTAAAAGTTAATGGATAACATATTATGGCTATTAAAGAAACTCCTATAAATTATAGAACATATTACAAGTTGATGAAAGAAAAAGCTTGTAATAAGATTGAAGAACTTAAACAAACAAAAGATGAATTATCTGATAATCTTAAAGTTCAACATAAAAATCTATTAGATAATGTAGGTATTTATAAATCAAATTTTGATGTTGATTTGCTATCATATATCGAATTTAAAGAAAATAGATATATAAATGGCAAGTTTTACAAAGTAGCTGATGGTCTATTTCTTAATAGAAAAAATGATTATGAAATTGTTTCTGATTTATATACTCTTTATCAATATGCTAAGAATCAGAAAAAACTTAATGATTTAGAAAAAGAAATAGATAAGCAAAGTAAATTAGCTAAGCTTACTCTTAAACAATATACTGAAATTCTTCGTATTTTTTATACTGAAGTTCATAAAAAGTTAATTCTTGAAGGTAAAGGTTACGTTTTTAGTGGTAATATAGGTTGGATTTGTATTAATCGAATTGTTCTTAGAAGGAATAAGCCAATAGTAGATTATGCTGCTACAAAGAAACGTGAAGCTGAACTTAAGAAACAAGGTAAACGAATTTATAATAAAGAAGAAGCAGATTGGTGTAAAAAGAACGGAATAGAATATAAAGCTGAGGACAAACGAGTATTTAGGAAAGATGAATATATTTATGAAATTCCTCTTGTTTTTTCTCGACTTACTAATGGTTCTAAATTAAAACTTGAAATTACAGATTATCGGCATAGAGACATAAGGGGCAAATCAAATGATGAACTTATAGAATTATGTAATAGTGATATAAATAAAATTTGTGAGCTTCCTATTGACCTTAAAACTAAGGTTACATTATGTGATAAAGCTGATAAAATTCTTTATACTAAATTTATAAGAAATGAAAATCAAACAGCACTTATCCCTGCAAAGATTGATAGCAAAAATAGATAATGACTTTAATATAAGTGAATCTGATTGGATTCCACGAGTTGCAGCTTGGACTATTGATGCTTTATCTCAAATGCAAGTTTTACCTATGGAACGAAAACGTAGGAAACTTGAAGTTAGTGATAGAATTGCTCAATTTCCTTGTGAAATAAATGCAACAGAACTTAAAGTATTTGATAATAATGGTTGTGAAATACCAGAACTTAATAATGAAGCTTCTTGTGGTTGTAGTAAAGCTAAAAATATTACATCACAAGAAATTGCTATTATTGACGATACTAATAAATCTGGCGTTAATTTCATGAGAGTTGGAACAACAGTTTTAGGTAATAATAATCGTAACTTTGTTCTTGATTGTAATAATATAGAACTTAATTTTGATACTGATGAAATTGAAGTAGAAACTTATGAAGTAGCTACTTATTTTGATGAATATTATCAATGTGAAGTTCCTTATATCTATGATAACGGATTGCTTCTTGAAGCTCTTGCTTGGTATGTATTGTTTAAATATTTAAGTAGAGGTAGTAAACATACTGTATATAGTCTTAATAGCAATAATCAAGTACTTAATCCTTATTTACAATGGATTACACTTAAACCTAAAGCTATGGCTTCTGTTAAAATAGCTATTAGTAACAGTACTGATGGCTGGAATAATTTCTTTTATAATAGTACATTTCTTCCACGAGGTTAATTATGGGAAATATAGTAAGTAGTCTTAATTTAAATAAAACTCCTAGTCTTGTCCAATCTAATAGTCTTATATTTGCTAAAAATATAAGACTTGATGCTGATGATACGATTCATAGAGATCATGGAATTTTTCCTATAAGCATTTTAAAGGATGAAGATTCTTATACTGCTTATAGTAATATATTTTTTAGAATAGAACACGATATAAATTCTAATATATTTAGTCAAATAGATTCTGAAGGAAAATATGTTTTAGATGAAAATAACAATACTATACTTGATGAATCTTTTAAAATTGTAGGAATTGTTCCTAGTTCTAAAGAATTTTATGTATTTATAAGTAACAATAATAAACATTATATAATTAAATATGATGAACAATTAAATAAGTTTTTTAAATGTTCTTGTAATTGGACTTATAACGGTGGTAAAATAACAGGTAAACTAATAAATAATTTAAGAGGAGAAAAAATACTTAATATAGGAGAAAGTTGTGAAGATAAATTGATTCCATTTAAATCTATAAATTTGATTAAAAGTAAAGATGATGATGATGAATCTATTTATACTCAAACTCCTAATGTTCCTTTATTTAATATATCTTTAAAAGGAATATTTAATTATAAAATTCCTAATGGTTGTTATCAATTTTTTATAAGATACAAAATTAGAGATAATTTTTATACTGATTGGTTTCCTGCTAGTAAAGAATTATTTACAGGTAATAGTTTTAAAGAAATTACTAATTATGGTACAGTAAAATATGTAAATACTCATTTATCCTCTTCTACTAGTTTTATTTTAAATGTTAAAAGTATTTTGCCAGAAGAAGAATTAGAACCTATAGTAAAACAATATGAAAGTTTTCAAATAGGTTTTATTATTTCTACTGACGAAATGATTACTGCTAGAGCTTGGAAACATTTTTCTTTAAATACCGAAATAATAAATTTTGATTATAAAAATACAGATGGAGAAGAAATTGAAATAATTGATATGCTTAGTACAACATATCAATTATATAATGTAGGAAATATTACGAGTTTTAAAAATAAACTATATATAAGTAATTACATTGAAACTAATTTTAATCCTGATTATTCTAATAAAGCAAAAGATATAAAAGTGTCTATTGGTAAGTATAACTTATCAAGAAAAGATGATATTCCAGCTATAAATGGAAATAAAGTAGTATTTGTTGATAATAGTTCAAATATTATTTCTGGTGTAAATTTAGAAAATTCTGATATTGTAGTTGAGATATCTTTAAATTCTGAAAGTATAGGCATAGAAACTGAAGATAGTTTTATTACTAGAGCATTTAATTTAGTAAATAGTGATAATAGAAATTTTAAAGATGTATTAAAAGATTCTATTGAAATTCCATATGTTTCTAGTCTTGCTAATGTAAAAGAGAATGTTATAAATGACATTAATGTAATAGATGTAGAATTTTCCATGAAGGGTTGTAATCAACGTGACTTTCTCATGGATTTAAAAACTAAGTTAATACCTCGTTTACCTAAAGGATATAATGTTGACCAAGTTTATGATTTTACTCCTTTAATTGCAGATAGAGAACATAATTTATATCAAACTAAAGATAATATAAAAACTATAAAATTAAATTATTATAAAGATTCAAGGAATATTATACATCGACAACATGAAGCTATAATAAGTACTTCAGACGATTTAGACCATATACCTGATAATTTATCTCAATTATCTGTAGACGATATTGTAAATAAAATTATATATGGAGATAAAAAACCTACATATGGAGAAGAATTTATAAATGTAGATGGAATAAATACTGTTAAATTAGGAATAGATACTAATAAAAAATTAGGTATTTTAGAAGAATACGATAATGAATATAGTTTAAATTATTTATATAATGTAAAAACAATAGGAATAGAAATAATTAGAACTATTACTATCTATAACAAACTTAAAGAAAAAGATGAAACATTAGATTATTCTACTGAAATACAATTACGTATTAATCCTTGGAGATGGGATTTAATGTACGGTACTGTAATTAATACCAATATTCAAAATACATTAATTCCTTATCAACATTATAAATTTTACATACATTACATTAAGAAAAATGGAGAAATAACTAATGGGTATCCATGTAACAATAACGAAGATATAGAAGTTCCTTATTGTGAAAATGCGAATGTTATAAATTATCCTATTTTTGAAAATATAGATATTCCTAAAGAGTTTGATGGATATTTCTTTACTATTTTGCATACAAAAAATAATGTAGCTACTGTCTATAATATTCGACAAGAAAATAGTAATTTAATGGAAATGCTATCTATAGACATAGATTTAGGTAATATAAGTGAAGGAGAAAACATATCTATTAAACAAAATACAAATCGATTATATAAAGGAACATATCATTTTAGTAGTGATGCTACTAATATTAAATATTTTGGAGCAAATGGAGTTATATCTTTAGATTCATTTGAAGATATTGATCCTAATAAATTAGCTTATATTATAGAAGAATATTCTTTACAAGATGCTAAAGATACTGAATTAATTAAATGTACTCCTTTTATTTATAAAAGTATAAATAAATATGATAATTGGAATAATCTTAATTTATTAGGTTATATCTGTACTATATATCCTTTACATAAATTTACTGCTGAAACTTTTTATAATGACGGTATTAACGTATATAGTAAAGATTATAATAGTACAGATTTAACAGATGTAGCAAGTTTAAAATTAAAAGAAATTACTGATGTATTTCCTTTATTATCTACTGAATCTGTAAGAATTTATTCTAATTATAATTTAAATTATCTTGCTCTAAGAGAAGATATTAAAACAAGTACAAAAAGTATCAAAGATAAAGGAACAGTAGGAAATAATGTTACATATACTAGTTATATTTATAAACTAATTCCTAGTATTACTATGAATGCGGTTTATGAATTGCCTACTATGTATAAAACTTATACTCGTAAAACTTATTCTGTTTATAAAACAAATGAAATAATTAAGTTTGATAATACAATTAGAAGTAGTATATTACAAGAGGATGAAGGAGTTATAAACATTTTTAAATTTGATAATTTAGATTATTATAATATTCCTACAGATAAAGATATAATTGTAAACTTAGTTGCTATAGGAGATGCTATTTTAGTACATACAAAAGATAGTATATTTAAATTTTCAGGAAGTAATAATCTTCAATCCTCAAATGGAGAAATTCAAACTACTGAAAATGTATTTAATACTTGTGTTTCAGAACTTTTTGGTTCTGATTTTGGTTTTGCTGGATTACAAGATAAAAAACATTGTATAATATGTGAACAGGGTTATATCTTTTTCGATAAAGATTCTAATATAATTTATAATTTTTCTGGAAGTTCTCAATTAGATAAACTAAATGATTCTATAGAAAAATTATTTAGATATAAATCTATAGAAAATATTTATTTTGCTAATGATTATTATAATAATAGAATTTTTATATGTATAGAATTTGAAGATACTACTAAAGTTACATTATCGTATAATCCTACAACAAAGAAATTTATTAGTCTACATGATTTTTGGTTTAATGACGCTTTTAATACAAAAAATTATTGTTATTTTATAACAGAAAATAAAGATGATATTTGTTATGTAGATAAAACTAAACCTTGTTGTTATACCAAATTAAATTTAGTAGATACACTATATCCTCAAATAAAAGAATCTTCAAGATTTCCAGTTAAACCTCGTAGAATACCTGAAACTCAAAGTATAAATTTAAATAAGTATAAAAGTATAATAGATGTAATTGTAAATACTAATTTTGAAACAATAAAAACATTAAATGCTATACATTGGTGTAGTAAATATGTAAATACAGAATTTAAATCTATAAATAACGAAGATTTAGATACTTTAAAATTATCAGAAACTTTTAATGACAATCATGCTTGTGATAATATAAGAATTTATACTGATACTTGTTTATCTGATTTAATAAATGTTAAAAATATATCTAATAATAATAGTTTAAATACTGCTGATAATTATGAATCTGTTAGATATAATCAAGGTAGATGGACTTTAAATTATTTTAGAAATATTCAGAACTCTAATAACAATATAAATTCGTATATTTCGGATGAAAATAGTCTTATAGAAGGTAAATATTTTGTAGTTAGATTTATTTTTAGTAGTGATTTTAAATTAGAATCGTTATCTTTGAATTATAATAGTAAATTATGAATAGAAATAGATTAAAATATGGTGGTAGTAATCGTAAAAAAGCTATTTTTGGGTCTATTATTAACGCTGGCGCTAGTTTAGCTGCTACTGCTGCTCAAACTGCTGCTATTTTACAAGCTGCTAAAATACAAGCAACAGCTATGAAAGAAAATGCTAAAACCCAATCTCAAGCTATGCTTAAACAAAATGAAAATAATAATAATCTTCAAAGACAAAGCATATCTTTTACTACTGAACAAAATAAAGAAAATCGTCAACAACAGCAAGATATTCAAATGACTCTTCAAATGTTAGCTGGACAACAAAATATGAATGATATTAATGAAGCTCGTAAAGCACAAGTTAAATATGGTGGTAGGCCCAAAAGAAGAAATCTTAAATCAGCACCTTTTTACGGGGGAGCTAATATACCTTTTACTGTGACTGATGGTGGTGGCGTTGTTCCACTAGAAGTTGATAATAATGGTTTTGGTCTTTATGAACTTTATGGAAATGACCACGAACATTATCATAAAACTAAAAGTGGAAAACACAAAACTGGTGTTGGTATTAAATTTGCTAATGGAGAAGTTGTTGAAGGAGAAGGAAATCAAAATACTAATAAAGGAGAATTGCTTTATGTAACTCCTAATGATGCTATGTTTATTTCTAAACATAGCATTGATGGTTTTAATCCTAGAGCAGCTGTTGAACAAGGTCTTAATCCAGAAGATGCTTTTAATATTCAAGAAGAACTTAAAGCAATTAACGGATATAAAGACGATGGTACTAAAGCTAAATGTGGTAAACATAAAAGTATAAAACGGCTTTATGGCGGATACAATATATTATTTAATAATGCTAATTTAACTCAAAATCCTTCTAATCTTACTTTACCTGTTGCTACTGGGGCAGCATATTTAATTAATAATAAAAATGCTGAAGCTAAATTAGGTAGACGAATATCATTTAAATGTGGTGGTAGACATAAAGCTGTATTTGGAATTAACGGTATAAATCGCTTTTATAATGATTATATAAGTAATAGTTGGCTTTATGGGCCAAATAATTCATCTAATAATTCATCTAATAGTTCTACTAATACTTCTACTGGAGATTTTAATGACATAAATAATTCTGATTTTTGGAATAACTATGGTGGTGCTATTATGTCTGCTGGAGCTAATTTACTTGGAGGAACTATGAACTTTATAGGTAGTAGTATAGCAGGTAATATGATGGCAAATGCTGCTAATGAAGCTGCTGAAATTAACGCAGATGCTGCTAGGCGTCTTAAAACTATAGACCCAAGTATTCTTAAAGATGAAGATTATAAAGCTGCTCACGCTATAGCAGCTATTCGTTTAGCTGATACTAATGTTAATCCCCAACTTGAACGTATCCGTAGAGATGCTGCTGCTGAAACTAAACAAATTAATAGAGGAACATTAAGTTCAGCTGCTAGACAACAATATCTTGCCGGTACTAACGATAGGGCTAGACAAAGAGTTTCAGAAGTTATGCAATATAAGCATAATGCTGATGAAGCAATTAAACAAGAAAATGCTAAAACTATTACTAATACTTCTCAAATTAATGCCCAATTAGATACTCAAGCTAGACAAAATTTCACAAGAGATAGACTAGCTTTAGCTCAATATAATAATAATATTGAAAATCAACGTACAACTGGAGAGGCAAATGCTTATGCTTCTGGAACTACATTAGCAGGACAAGCTAAAGCCATGGGATTACAAAGCGGTCTTGGTAGTCTTGGTAATGCTCTTGGAGCAGCTGGAAACGCTTTTTCTACAGCATATGATGCCAAACAGAAATATGATAGAGATTTATTTAATGCTTATCTTGGTTTAGGAGATGATTCTCAAGTTCGTGCTGCTTTATATTTAAGAAACAAAGACCTTATCAAAGGAGCATGGGCTATGAATCAAGGTTCAGATGATGCTAGTATTGCTAATAGAAATATGATTAAAGAATGGGCTAAACGTAATAATTTTAAACTTTCTTAAATTATGGCTGAAAATTACAATTTTGCAGTAACTATGCCTAGTCTTAAGTTTACTGAATTTACTCCTACTCAATATAAATTAGATTATGCTGACCCAAAGATTCCTATTCAATCTATGGAAAAGTTAGCTGCTTTAGAAGAAAAAGCTTATTCTACCTATACTCCTGTTGCTCAAGCTTATAATAAAATTCGTCCATATTTAAACGAAGCAGAATACGAATGGCTTGATGAACAAGAAGAAAAAATAAATAATTCTATTCAAGCAATGATAGATGCAGGTAATACTGAATCTGCTGTTAAAGCTAGTCGTCAAGCTGCTATCGACTTTATGCGAAATAAAGAGCTTCAAAATAAAATGCAATATGAAGATTCAAGAAACAAATTTTTAACTGGACTTAAATCTCGTAATGATATAAACAAAGATACTCAACGAGCTGCTATTTTGGCAAATACATATAATTATACAGGTAGTACTGAGTATGTTCCTAAATTCGATCCCGAATCTTCAGTTAGTGTATCTGATATTGCTCATAGAGTAACTTCTCTTGTTCCAGAATATAGTAATTCTGAAAGAACTGGAAGTACAAATACTGTATTAACAGATAGTAAAGGAAATATTGTATCAAATCCTAATAATGCTTTTTATAAAAGAGGTTCTGTAAGTTCTTCTAATTTAAATTCTTGGAATGAAAAAGATAAAGATAGATTAGTTAGAATGTTTAAAAATATCATTAGAAGTGATAGTAAAATTAATGCTGGATTAAAACAACAATTTGACGTTAGTAATATTCTTTATGAAGATGCTGTAAAACAATTAGAAAATCCTAATTTATCTGAAAAAGATAGAAAACAATGGGAATCTGAACGTGATAGACATTTATCTGAAATAACAAATGATGATGGCATTATAATAAACGATTATAATAAATGGATTGATGCTAGAGTAATACCTATTATTGAAGATTTACATTATAAACGTAAAAGTACTGGCCATGAAACTAGTAATATATATTCTGATGATTGGATTGCTTCTACTTCTGCTATGAGAGAAGAAAATTATAACGATGAAGATGATGAAGACGAAAGCGTTCCGTCAAATGTTGTAGAAAAACAATATGATTTTGCTGGAGATTGGGATAAAACTAAAAATTGGAGGGAAGCATATGGTGAAATAGGTAAGCAATTAGCAGGTGAAACAAAAGGAAATGCTGCTAAAGATGCTAGTTATTTTAAATAAAATTAATATAATATGAGTACATTTAATATAGAAGAAGGTCAAAAATTATTAGATAATAGAGACTTTTACGGATATGCAGATTATTTATCTAAACATAGAGCAAAAGATGCTAGAAGTCAAAGTATTGTAAATGAAAAAATAAAAGAATATACAAGACTTGGAGATATACAACAATCTATATTAGAAAATAGGTCTGAAGAGGAACAATGGGCATTTAATTTTATTAGTGGTATGAATGGTGTTGGAACTATTCCTAATAAATTTACTTATAATAGTTACGCTAATCAATATTTAAATGCTGTAAATACATTACAAAGTAATGATGGTAAAAGAATACATAATCTCGAATTAAAATATAATAACGAAGATGAATTTAATCAACTATGTAATTCATTAAATACAACAAAAGAAGAAATAAATTCTAAATATAATGTAGTTATAAATAATAATTCTGATGATGGTAGTATTTCTTTAATTATAGGTACAGATAATAAATTATTACCTGTAATTCTTGATAGAAATTATGAATTTGATATTCCTAATGTAGAACAAGGAGTAATAAGTCCTGAAAGTAGATATTTTGGGATGATGATTAGGAATGATAAACGTAGAAGAAATGGAAATAGAATACAAGCTATAGATGAAACAGGTAGGACTTTATCTATTGATGAATTTAATAAAACTAATTTAGATGATTTATTAAATGTATATAAATATACTAAAGGTGTTTATGATAAAATATTATCTGACCAAAAATCTGATTCTTTTGAAGAAAGATTACACGTTACACCTTTTATGAGTTCTAGTCACAAAAGAGCATATGATGATTGGAAATCTGGTAAACTTAAAACCTCTGAATATAATAATATAGTAAAAGCTAAAACAGAATATTATAATACTCTTTTAAAACAATATGATTTTACTTCTAATCCTATGTTTTTAACTCAATATAAAGAAGGAGAAGATGCTGTATTAAGAGAAGTAGATAACATTGATAGAAATAAATATGCTGCTATTATAAGCTTAGCAATGAGCGAAAATAGAGTTACATATTCATCTGGAAATTTAAATGGTCAATTAGGAACAGTAATAAGTATTTCTCAAAAAAGAGATGATGATAAATTATCTGATAAAGAAGTTAATGCTTTTACAAGAATTTTTATTCCTGGACTATTTAATAAAAAAGCACAATCTGCGTTTAATGCTGATACTCAAGGTGAAGCTGTTATAACAAATGCAGATATGCGTAGATGGAACTATGGAAAAACATTATATGACGGAACTCGTGTAGGATATGATAAAGTTAATGGTTCTTATACTACACAAATAGATGAAAATAATAATGTTATTAGAGTGCCTGTAAGTCAAGATTATATTTTACATAAATTAAATGAAGATAATATTATAAGGTCATCTGTTAATACATTATATAATTTATTTGACGATAATGGAAATATTAATTCTTCTTTAAATATAGATAAAACAAAATTTAATAAACTTGTTACAGATTTAGCAACTAAAGGTGCTGATGAATTATATCCTAAATCCGAATATACTTCTGCTGAAAGAATAAATGAAAGAGATAGAATATTTAGAGCTATTTTACAATCTCTTTATAATAGATTAAATAAGTAATTATATGGATACAAATTCTATTTTTCAAGCTAGTTTTAATAATCTAAATAATAGAGAAGAAACTACTCCTAAAATAAATACAGAAGATGAATTAGACGCTATTCTTTCTACATTACCTTCTAAAGAAACTAGTTTTGCTACTATGGCTTATGATTTAGCAAAATCTGGAGAAGAAGGCATATTAGGAAGAACAGAAGATTTAAAAAAATATAGTAAATATGGTATCACTCCTAATGATTGGGAAAATTTAGATAAACAACTTGCAGATGCACAAAGTAATTGGGCTAAACTAGGTAATGGTTTAGCTCAAGCTGTTGTATCTGAAATAGGTCTTGGAACTGTAGGAGCAGTAACAGACATATTTGATTATGTTGCTCAAAGTATTTTACATCTTACTGATGAAGATTATTCTAATCCTATTAGTGATACTATTAAAGAATGGCAAGATACTTTTAATAATGAAGTAGCTCCTGTTTATGTTGACCCAGACATAAATATTCAAAATGGCGGTTTTACTAATTTTGGATGGTACTGTAAAAATATTCCTAATATTGCTTCTACTTTAATGTTACTACTTCCTGCTAAAGGTTTTACTTTAGCAGCTAGTACTTTAATTAAAGGAAGTAAACTTGCTAAAGGTATTGGTAATGCTCGTCGTTGGGCAACTGGTATTAGTAAACTTGAAGATGCTAGTCAAATGTCTAAACTTCAAGCTAGTCTTAATAGTTTTGAAGGTGTTGCTCGTGCTAATAAAGCTTTTGAAACAAGCGCTGAAGCTCTTCTTATGCGTACAGCAGAAAACTATCAAGAAGCAAGAGAAACTCATTCTAGTGTTTATAAAGAAGCAACAGATGCTTTTAGTAAAATGGATGATGCTGCTTTCGCTGAATGGGTAGAAATCAATAAAGCTATATTTGGCGATGAACAAGTAAACACAAATGATAAAGATGAAGTAGCTAAATATATTGCAAGAAAATCTGCTGATAGAACTTTTGCTATGGACTTTAGTAATATCATTTTTGATATTATTCAGCTTCATGGTTTAAAGAATATGGGTAAAGGAGTAAAAGAACTTAATAGAACTCGTAAAATAAGAGGTCTACAGCAAGAAAGTATTACTCAGGCTGGAACTATTGAACCTTTAGCCGCAGAAGCTGCTGGTGCTACTGCTGCCGGAGCTTCTACTGCTGGTGCTGTAGCAGAAGTTAGTCAAGGATTTCTCGATAAAGTTGGGGCTTTTGGTAAACGTATTGGTCAAGGAATTTATGATACTACTAAATTTAATGCTAAAACTATTTTAGAAGAATCTACTGAAGGTATAGAAGAAGCTGTCAACTATATTGCTCAACAAGAAGGAATTACTTATGGTAAAATGTTACTTAAAGGTCAAACTGATCCTTATGATAAAACTTATTTGACTGCTATTCCTTCTACTTGGGCTTATATGAATGGTAATCTTTCTGATTATCTTGCTAGTCCTGAACTTCAAGAATCTGCTTTTTGGGGAGTTTTTGGTGGTGTAGCTTTTCATCATGTAGGTAGCGCTCTTAATACTGGCAGACTTGCACTTGAACGTTATCAAGAAAATAAGAAAGCTAGAGAGAATCCTATTACTGGTGAAAAAGTAGAAAGAAGTTCTATTAGTCAGCTGTTTGAACAAAGTGATGTTAAAACTGCTCGAATGGCTATGGAAGGTCGTGCTCAAGAATGGAATACATTAAGAGAACGATTAAAAACTATTAATGCTGGTAGAGACCCATATAGTGCTATTGATGACCATAACCAATATGCAGCATTTACAGGTGATGTCGAATCTAAAGCCGCTATTGCTCGTGCTAGGGCTATCACTGATTTTCGTAGTAATCTTGCTATAACCGCTGTTAATAGCGGAACTTATGATATGCTTGTTGAATATCTTAGGTCAAAAGAAGTTAAACAAGCTATGGTTAATCTTGGTTTGAGTACTAAAGAATCAGTTGATGCGTATACTGAAGAAACTATTAGAGATTTAGAAAATGCTAAAGATGAATATGCTAAACAATCTGCTCATGTTCTAAATCAAATAGCATTTATGAATAACGTAAAAGGTCGTTATGCTAATGCTGATGAAAATATAGGCGAAGAAGATATTCCTATTGAATATGCTCGAATTATAGCTCATGATAATTATCTTAGAGCAAGAGCAGTTAAAGCTATTGAACAACAAATAGCTGCTTTGGGTGTTCTTGAAGCTGACCAAATTAATATAACTAACAATTTTAATCCTAATGTAGATATAGCTCAAGCTAAAGATGCTGTTGCATTAGGAGCTTTGCTTTCTGCTTATCAGCGTCTTTCTGTTCAAGAAAAAGAAGTTGAAGCTTGGAAGCCTAATGATTCTCTTGGTCGTATAAATAAAGGTAATCAATTAGAGCAAATTAAAGCACAAAAAGAAGCTATTCTTAAAGGCATTAAACGTCAATCTTTTAATAATGAAAATACTCAGATAGCTAATGTGTTTAATGCTTTTGCTATTGGTCGTCGTAGTGCAATGGACCCAACTACACATCTAATTGAAGAAAATGTTCAAGCTACTGATGAAGATATAGTTAAAGATGTTAGAGCATTCTTTGGCGATGAAATAGGAGATGTTTCTGACGAATCCATTATTCAGTCTGCTAAAGCTCTTAATAGAAAACTTAATAATCTTCTTAACGAAGATGATAATAATAGTATTGTAAATGCTAATAAAACACTGTTTACTTTATTTGAACATACTGCTCAACTTGAATTACAAAAGGTAATGGAGCAATCTTTAATTGCTAGTAGTATTAGTCAAATTAGAGAACGAATTAATTATTATCATAACGGACAAAATGAAGTCCGTAAACAAAAGATTACTTTTGCAGAAGATATAATTAAACGTGCTATACAAGAATATAAAGGTGTAAAAGATGATAATGGTAATGATTTAATTATATCTATTTCTGAAGCTCATAAAAATAATGTTCAAGAAGCTCGTCGTATAGCTGAAAGCGTTATGGCTACTCCAGGTGAAGGTGCTGTAACTGCTTCTGAGTTTATTGATGCTTTAAATATTCTTGCTCTTCATCGTAAATCTAATAAAGTGCTTTATGATATAATAAGTGGTATTATTAATCAAGAAGCTGAAGCAGAAGAAGAGTTAGAGCTAAACCAAGAGGAAGAAAACACCACATCTAAAAATGGCGTACAAGCTCCACAAAACACAAATACGAACAATCCTCCATCTCCGGCACAACAAGTCAACAGACAGCAACCTACAGCCCCACAAAGGCAAACAGGCAATAAAAATGACTCACGTCCACGCAAAAATCTAAAAGTTATCATTAATAATAGTGGTAATATTAGTTCTATTAAGGTAGCAAATGTTCCTGGTCGTAATACTTTTCCTGTTAGAGTAAACAGAGATGGTACTTATGAATTTGAAACTGAGGCTATGACTATGTCTCAGAAACTTGATTTAATTGCTGCTGGCTTATATGATATTGATGAAGATGTAGATTTTCAAGCTCCTAATATTAAATGGGAAGCTACTACTAATCCTATTATTAAATTAAATAATAAACGTCCTTTTACAATCGTTAAAAAAGGATTTATTGAAAATGAAAATGCAGAACAACAAGCAGGAACTCCCGAACAAGAATCTGAAGGTGAACCTGAAATTGAAGAAGGTGCCGAGGAAAATGTAGATGAAGATACTGATGAAGGTTTTGATGGTGAACCTAACGATGCTGACGCTAGTAGCGATGTAGAAGAAGGTGGTACTGCAATACCTCCTAGCTCAGAAACTATGCCTCCTCTTCCTCCTGCTGCCGAACCTAGCACCCCCGTAGGGAATAATCAAGCTGGTTCCACTGCTGCTATATCTTCTACGGGGGAGGGCATTGATTTTAATGAAGAAGTTATCGCTACTACTACTTCTAAAGTAGAAGATTTAACTAAAGCCAATATTGATTTTGATAAAATAGAATCTGAGTCTATTGACGAACTTGTAGCTAAGTTTCCTAATACTCCTCGAGAAACTATTGAAAGTGCTGTTAAAGCTCAAGTAGAAAGTCTTCGTAGGGCTAATGAACATATTCGTAGTTTACAATCTTCTGTTCTTCAAACTGGAGCAGAAGCTATGTATTTCTGTAAATTAGAAGACCCTTCTAGTGATAATTTTAGTTCTGTTTTTGAAGCTTCTGCTGAAGCTTTCTTAAATGAATATTCTAAGTTATTATTAGTAAATGAAGTTGATGGAAAGAAACTTGTTCGTTTAGATGATATTATGCGTCTTTGTAAAAATGTTTATCCTTCAACCAATACTAATGAACTTGGTTTCTTCTTTAATATAATTACTAATTATCTTAATAAACATAAAGATAAATATGAAGTAGTTGATGCACATAAGACTGATTCTATTTTAGGAGATATTACCAAAACTAAAGAACAAATTATTGACGAACAACTTCCTGATGGTCAATTTAGAGTTAATATAAGAGATTTTATTGAAATGGCTGGTGCTAGTATGCCTAGTATCAGAGATGCTTATTTTAACGCTTTAGACTCATTAAAAGTTGGAGATAAAGTTCAAATGATTGTTGAAGATAATGAACTTATCTTTATAAGCAACGGTGTTACTATAGGTAATATGCCTCTTCCTAGTGTAGTAAATGGTAGATATCTTCAAATAAATCAAGGCTGGTATACTGATGTTACCTTAGATGCTAATGGAGACCCTATTAGTAAAACTATGGATATATTTAAAGATTTATTCTTAGGTAATAGTATAGCCCATGATGATTTACGAGAACTTCTTGCAAGTATAAGTGTAGCAAAAGAATCAGATAAAATTGAAGATAGTGATAAGCGAGCTTTTGAAACAAATCCTTTAATTGCTACTATTTTAAATCAAGCAAGAGCTTTAAAAAATAAAGGTGTACCTAATACTATAGTTAAAGTAGAAGATGATGGTAGCATTGATACTAAAGCTTTGCTTTTGCATTTAGTTAGACTTTGGCATTATACTAATACCGCTGCAATTGCAACAAGTAGAGCTGAAGTTTTTAATAATATTAATATTAATATTAATTCTTGGTTTAGAAAACTATATAGAACTTATGATGCAGTTTATAATATAAAGAAAAACCAAGATGTTATAGTTACTAAAAAGAAAGGTTATACTGCTATTAGTTTATTTGAAAACACTGAAGGACATTATGATGAACTTCCTTTAGCTATGGATGCTTTAGCAGACCCTGATAATACTAGACTTACTTGTGCTAATTTCGGTAATACTCGTAATATTAGAATTAGTGGTAGACCCTCTGTAACTATGGCTGGACAAAAACCTGGTAGTACTTACGTTTCTCTATTTAATGGAGAAGAACTTCCTAGTTTAATTAAAGCTTATGCTGTTAGATTGTCTGATAAAGCTAATATAGCAAATAATCAAACTTTAAAAGCTATAGGTAGTCATGCTCAACAATATTTAGCAGAAGTTATTCGTGAAATGATTGATGCTGGTCCTATGAGTAATACTACTAAATTGGAAGAAGCTATTAATGCTATTGTAGCAACTAATAGTCCTAATGGTTCTATTCCTTTATTTAGACCTTATAATGGTAAAAGCGGAACTCTTACCATGGAACCTATTAGACTTCCAAATGATCCAAGAGCTAGTGGTATCAATGTTGCTTTTACAGCAGCAAATGGTAATGTTGTTCGATTTAGATTTTTCAATAGAACAAGTTATGGAACTTTTGGGTATACTACTGCAAATGGTAAAACTTTAAGTAATAACAAATCAATAGATGCAACTATTGCTCAAGATGCTGCAAAAGCATTTATGAAATGGCTTGAAGATAAAGTTGCTATCAATATTGATTTAACTGGTATTGACGATGATTCTATAAATGATACTAATCATAAAGGTTTTATCAATAGAAAAGATGGTAAATTAGTTGTAAATATTCCTACTAAAGTAAATAATGGTTATAATCAAGAATTTGATAGTTATCATGATTTTATTGTAAAGAATAATCTAATTAAAGTCAATACTAAAAAGGGTAAAAATGGTAAAAACTATGAGAGATTTGGTGAAAAGCAGACACTTAATCAAATATTATGTGTATCTTTGCCTACAAAGAAAGCAGTAGCTTCTACTTCTACTACAAATCTTCCTAATAATATTAAGCTTGAAGAATTTACAGAAGAAAAAGATTATACTGAATTAGTTGATTCTTTTGATAAAACTACTGTAAATGGTAAAGAAAAACTTAGTACTTCTGGTGAACATCTATTTTTAAGTATACTTCCTAAAGAATCAGCTATTAAATTGTCTAGTATTGCTGCTGAAGAAGATTTAGAAGTAGCAGAGTTATTTCCTCCTACAGTAGAATATCTTGATGAATTTAATGATTATAATGTAGGAAATGTAGGTGCACAACCTATTGCTGCTACATCTGGCGGAAGTGAAAGAGTTACTACACATATTTATAGAAATGGACAACGAGTTTCATATACTATTACAGGAAAAAATAGAACTATAGTTGGTCCTAAGTTTATAAATATGGCTTCTTCTAAAAGAGTTGGAAGAAAACTTAATGCAGTTAAAATTCTAATGCACGAAAGGATTCATAATATTCTTCAATCTACCGATAATAAAAATAAAGAATTACTTAAAAATCTTATTGAAGTTTTTGAAGAATTTAAACAACTTGCAACTCAAGATATTTCTAATTCTAATTTAAATGCTGAAGATAAGGCTATTCTTGAAAAACTTGTACAACTTTATAATAAATATGAATCAAAGCATAAAGAACGAGTTACAAAAGGATATGACCCTAATTATAAGCATATAGAAGAATTTCTTGTTGATAGTTTAACTAACGGTTTCCTTTATGATTATCTAAATTCTAAAACTGTAGAAAATGCTAAAGATAATAAGAAACCTGAAAATCTTCTTAGTAAAATTCTTAAAGCTTTAGCTAAATTTTTTGGTTGGAAAGAAGTTGCTGATAATTCTTTACTTATGAAAGAACTTAATATCATAAGAGAAGGATTTAAAGGAGTTAATGATGAAGTTACTGAAACAACAGAAACAACAGAAACTACCGAAACAGAAGAAACTGAAGAAACTGAAGAACCTGAAACTCCAGAAGAACCTTCTAAAGAACCATCTAAAGATGAAAAAGAAGATGAAAAAGAAGATGATGACCTTTCAATATTAGATGATTATGATATTTTAGATGAAGATGATAGGGCTCTTTTAGATGAAGATTATGATGAAGCAAATAATGCTATAATTGAAGATAAACATGCTATTGAAGATGATTATCTTAACGTAAATAACGTTTATGCTTTCAAAAACAGTTTACCTTTGGAATTACAAGCAAAATTTGCCTCATTAGTTAACGATGGCACGATTGAAACAAAGTGCTATTAACAATCTATCATTTGACAAAATATAACGCTGAAATCGAATATTTTTAAATTAAATAAACATTTATACTATGGCTACTTGTGGTATTAAAATTACAGACTTACCTAATCTTCCTATTGTTGAAAGTCTTAAAGATTATTACAAAAATAATACTAATAGACTTGTTCAATCAGCACTTTTGATTATGAACGAAGATATGTCTGATTTTAATTCTGATTTTATTGAATTTTATAAAAACAAATATAAACTTAAAACAACTCCTACTTTTAAATCTGCAAATGCTTCTGTTATCAAAAAGATAACAGAAGCTGCTGTTGATTATACTAATAACCAGTTTCCTCAAACTAGTAATGTAAGTACTGAGACTATTAGTTCTTTTGATAGTTATTTACATAATTATTCTGAAAGTGCAGCTCGTGATGAAGGTAAAGTTCATGTTTCTCATGTGATTTTAAAAGAATTTCAGCGACTCAAAGAAAAGAATAAAGGTATTAAAGGAAATGAACTTGTATATTATATAAATACTGCTCGTACAGGATGGCTTAATCTTATTTTTGCTAAAGCTTCTTTATTGTTTGATAAAAGTGCAGATACTTTTAAAGAAGAATATAAAGCTTTAGAAACTAATGATGCTAGACGAGAGTATATTAGTAATATTCTTGGTGGCAAAAATAAAACTGAAGCTAACATTAATATGTATGCTGTATATCTTGAATTAAATTCAGATAGTCAGCATACTCATGAGTATGTTTTTGGTTTATTTAATGACCCTCTTTTAAATAAAGTATTAAAGGATGTTAGTAGAGACGCAGATGAAATTCAAAGTCAAATAGATGCAGAATCTAATGCAGAACTTAATGGAAAGACTTCTGTTGATATGGAAGATTCTCTTGTAGACTTAGATGAATCTGTTGCATTATATGACCATTCTGGTATTAAAGATGATTTTAACAAACATGTAAGTGATACTATTACAGTATATTTTAATACTCTTCCTGTATTAAATTCTAATGATATTACTGACTATGATGTTAATAACTTCTTTGCACTTCCGGCTATGATGTCTTCTAAAGAATGTATTCGATTCATGTATCGTATCAATGAAGATTTTAAGGATATTGATAGCATGATTAAAGCAGTCGAAAATGCAAGTGTAAGAGTTAAACATTTTAGGGCTTTTACTAAGTTTGCAAAAGATTTACGAGCTGACCATAATTTTGCTAGTGCTGTATTTTCTACATTTGCTCGTCCTAAATTTACTGGTGTTGAGGTTCGAGTAAAAGGTACTAAAACTAGTGTAGCTACTTCTAATCCTAGAGTTAATGCAGAATCTGCTTTAACGTTTGACTTTATTACTGATATTAAATCTTCTATTAGTCAAAACGATTATCAAACCATGACTAGTGTAGTAGAAGATTTAAATACTACACTCACTAATCTTAAAAATGATTTTACTTCTGTTAATAACCCTGATTTAACAAAGAGTGATAGAGAATCTAAAGTAGAATCTTTTAAAAAGAATAAAGAATCATTTATAATTAAAGCTACTCAACTTATAAAAGCTTATTTTCCTTCTGTAGAAGTAGATGCTATTCGTGCTTATTTAGAATTAAATAATGAAGCTAATAAAGTTAATAAAGAATTTGTTAATAATTGTATTAACTTATTTAGTAATATTAAAGAGACAGTAGATGAAAGTAAAGCTAGTAAAGAAGCTTATGATAAAATGCAAGCCGATTTACAAGCTATTCGTGCTTATAATAGGAATCTTGATTTTCAAAAAACAATACGAAAAGATGTTTGGATTTCTAGTAATAGATATTTAGATGAAAATAGTGTATTAAGCGAAGATTTTATTAAAGGTCAAATTACTTCTATTCGTTCTTTAGTTCAAAAGCTTCTTCCTTACTCTGTTACTTCTGTTCGTCTTAATGGTAGAAATATTTATGGCAATAACCAATCTGCTGTTCTTAATAGTAGCTGGATTTCTGGTCTTAAACATATGACCGAAACATTCTACGAAGATGAATTTGGTAGGTTGCGTAATGATGAACTTGAAAAATGGGGAGAAAATAAACTTCTTAGAACTTCTCAATATAAATATTCAACTCTTTTAGTAGAACAAAAAGATGAAAATGGTAATGTTTTAAATCCTGATACTGCATTATTTAGAATTGTTGATAATAAGGTATTGCTCACTAAAAATGCTGACAAAATATTTAAAATATATCTTTTTACTGGGTCTAGTAATATAGATGAGGGAAGTAATATGGATTATACCAAAATGACTAAGCCAGATTTCTTTCCAACTTCATATATGGCATTCTTTAATACTAAAGATAATACTGCTCCTAATGTACCTCTTGCTACTTACTTTTTGAAAACTCCTTCTGATGCTCCTAATGCTTTTACTATTAGAAGCGTTCGTCATGATGCCTCAAATCTTGTTGTAGTAGCTGACCCGGAAAAAGTCCATAATGATATTGAAGAAATTATTGAATCTTCTATTCCTTTAATGGATGCTAATACTTTTATAGAAAACTATTTAAACGAAGATAATGATATACCGCTTAAAAATAGATTTGCTGAAATTGAAGATAAGTATTTAGTTCCTCTTCTTACAAATCCTAAAACTCAAATTGTTACAAACAATAAAGCTATCCGATATACCTCCCCCGTAAAAGATAATGGGAAACGAGATGGCTACATTACTTATATTACCAAAGAAGGCATTCTTATGGTTTATAAAGGGGAGTTTGCTATTAAAAATAATCAAACTAGAATTTATAATCCTGAATTAGTTGGTATTGTAAATAAAAATATTGTTCAAAGTGTAGCATATAAGAGTGTTCCAGAAACCATTCATAATATATTCTATGATTATTATAGAAATAAACTTGAACATTATGCAGTTAAAGTAAATGATAAATGGTATAATAAAGTAGAATATAAAATCAATACTGATACTCCTATATATAAAATGATTCGTAATCAGTTTAAACAAGAAGTATTAGATGGTGCTATAGCTATTAGTCATTATTTTAAACTTAAAAAGTTATCTAATGGTAATTATATTGTAGATAGAAGAAAAACTAAAGATGGCATAATGCATCCTGCTGTAAACGAAGATGCAGATTTAACTCGTGGATATGATAATTATCATATTAAAGGAGGAAATATAATTAAGTATGATGATAGCAATCTTACATATGAATTAACTGGAGAAGTATTTAAGTTTACTAATTTTACTCTTACAGTAAGAGGCGAAGATGGTAAACTTGTTACTAAAAAATATTTTGAAGATTTACTTGATACTAATCAAACAAATGTTGATAAGAGTAAGATAAACTTCCTTTACGGGGGAGCTACACAGCTAGTATGTAATGAAGAAGGTAAAGTAGTAGATGTAGTATTTACTGACGAACAATTAGCTAATATAGATAAAGCTATGTCTAATTACCTTATGGACTATTTTGCCCAAGTTACAGACTTAGTTAATACTAATAGTAATTTTATCAAAAATACTCCTACTACAAGAGCTGCTATTGCCGAATATGCAGCTAATGTATTGCTTATGATGTTTAATTATGATTACATTTTAGATGGTTCTCCTAAATTATATAAAAGTAATCAAGATGTTATTAAACGTGTAAAGCAATATCAAGGTTCTGGTAGTCCTTATGGTTCTGCTAATTATTTGTCTACTTTTACACCTGACGTTAATCTTGCTACTAATTCGTTTTTAAATGATGGTTATATAGAGGAAACTGATGTAGAAACAGTAATAGAAAACGGAAAAGAAGTTAAAAAGATTAAGCGAGATGAAAAGGGTAATCCTAAAACTATTAAAAGAAAAGTTAGCGATATTATAGATAAATATCCAGCTCTTGCAGGTCTTAGACAACGTAATGGTTTCTATGCTGTAACTATTGAAAATACTCGTCGTACAAATGTAAAAGCATTAGAGATTCTTGAAGAAGTTTTAGTTAAAAGAGCAGGTCTTAGCCCTGAAAAAGCTAAAGATTTACTTTGGGGTGAAATTGAATATAAAGATGGTAAACCTGTTATGAAAGACGGAATGCCTGTTCGTAAAGGTGGTTACCAAGATACTAAAGTAAATGATGCTCAATCGTATATTACATTAGAAGAATTTATTCGTAGACTTTCAGCTAAAGGACAACTTAAACGTTATCTTCCTTTAATTGAAAAACTTATGGATGAGTCTAAACCTATATCTGCTAAAGATATTTCTGAATTTGTTCAAGTTCAGAAAAACTTTTATTATGATATGTGGTATGATGAGAATTATGGTATTGAAGTTGCTCGTCAAATTAAGAATGCAGAATTTGTTCTTATTCCTCGTTTTATAAAAGGTACTCAGCTTGCTCGAGTATATGAAGCTATGAAAGCTGCTGGTATTGACCAATTAAATACTCGTGAAACTTCTAAAGCTGCTAATGAAAAAGTACTTAGAATATGGGACAATGATGCTAATTTTGATGAAAAGACTATAGAAAAGTTTATATCTGAAGCTCAACAAGAGCGTCAAATTTATTCTTATAATAATTTGTATACTCAGCAAGAAACTCCTCAACATATGGATGCTGAAAATAAAGCTGGTATTCAAATTATGAAGAAAATGCTTGATAATATTCCTTCTAAAGGACATCCTCTTAGTAAGTTGAAAAATGAGTTTTTTAGTGTTTATTCTCAAAATATTAATGAAGGTTGTGTAAAACTTCTTAAAAGACTTGAAATTCCTGTAGATGAAAACGGAAATGTAGATTTAGATAAAGATGGTAATATTAAAGGTATTAATTTAAAAGTTCTTTATAATCGTCTTTTAGAAGAAGCAAGAAGAACCGGTGTTGATGATAATCAAAAAGATTATTTTGAAATTAATGAAGAGACTGGTCTTCCTTATATGCCTTCTTATAATAATAGTTTTCTTAAGAAGTTTCAATCTGTGTTTCAGAGTATGTTTAACTCTTCTGTTACACGACAGAAGCTTCCTGGTTTCCATGCTGCTCAGGTAACTAATGTTGGGTTTAAACCTTATGGTGATGAAAAATTTGATGTATCTTATAGTCAAGAATTAAAATATCATCCTGATGGAGAACCTTTTATTCAAGTTATGGTTCCTTATAAAGCTCTCGGTATTGATAAAAATAGCAAGCATTATAAAGGAATGAGTGATGGAAAGATACTTGAAGAACTTGAAGCTAAAGGCTTATTAGATTTTATAGGTTATCGTATTCCTACTGAGGGTAAACAATCTGTAGCTATTATGAGAGTTGTTGGTTTTCTTGATGACTCTCAAGGTTCTACTATTATTGTTCCCGACGATTGGGTATCTCAAACTGGTTCTGACTTTGATATTGACTCTGTTTATACTATTCTTCATGAACACGAAGTTGATAGATATGGAGAAGTACATAAAATAGAATATAAACATACAAGAACTAAAGAAGATTGGAAAAAATATGTAGATAATTATAAACCTGGAAATGATAGTTATTCTTCTCAAGAAATTAAAGAAACTCGTAAAAAAGTTGCTAAACTTCAAAATGAATTAATTATTAAAGCTAGAAATGAAGAAGAAGAAGCATATAATTCTCTGCCTGATAAGATTAAAGGCTTAATAAAAACTATTAATAAAGTTGTTGATAAAAAACAAGAAAATGAAGAATTAAGTAATCTTGAATCGTATGTTGATAGATTACAAACTATAGTAGATTATTTAAATAATTATCCTCCTACTGAAAAAGTTAAACAATTAAAAGAATTTAGAGATGTAAATGCTAAACTTTTAGATAGACTTGTTAATAAAGACGATAATTATTATAAAGAAGTTGCTAAAGAATTTGGCTTATTATCTTTAGAGGAATATATTGACCCTGCTAATACTTTAATTGCTAATACTAAAAAGCAACGCAATTCTCGTATTGCAGATATATTCCTTAATATTCTTAGAGATGATAGTAGTCTTGAAGAAAATCTTTCTCGTTCTAATTTTGATCAAATTACTAAGGGTAAACTAGCTAAAATGGACCCTGAAGTTAAACTTGAACGAGATGGTCGTAATCCTCACAACATTGTTGACCAAGTTTCTTATCAGCAAGAAGTAATGAGCGGACGTACTCTTAAAGGTATGTCTGTTGCTCTTGATACTATGTGTTCTGTATGTAATACTGTTCGTCCTGATTTAAATGAAGAAATTCATGTTATTTATAATTCTGATGAAATAGATGCTACTATAGCTGGAGAAGCATTCGATACCAATATAAATGATAAGAAAAAACAAATTTCTATTAGACATAATACTTATGGTTGGAGTAAAAATAATAAAACTGTAACTGGAGATTTTATTACTACTTATTCTTCTGAAACAACAGCTTATATATTAGATGCTGTTAAAGAAGGTTCTATTCCTAATCTTAATGTTCATACATTCCCTGTATGGAAAACTCTAGCTAATATTGGAGTTGATTATGGAACAAGTATAGCATTTATCATGCAACCTGGCATTAGTGAAATTGTTTCTATTCAAAATAGTAATAATTCTGTTTTTTCTAGAGGTTATCAAAATGAAATTAATGATGCTATTATAAATTTAGGTCGTAAATATGGTATTTATGAGAAAACAGCTAATGCAGTTCTTAAACATATAAATGATAATTATAAAAAAGAGCTTAATGCCTTATTTAAAACTGATAAAGATGATGTTAAGCTTGGTACTACAGATACAATGATTAGCAAATTGCCTATTGTATCTAAACTTTTAGATGATAGACTTTTTAGACAAGGTAAATTCAAGAATACAGATTCTATCAATAATCTTATTTTTGATGTAGCTACTATCTTAACTTATAGTCGTATTAATAGAATTGCAGGTAGAATAAGTAGTATTGCTAGTTGCTGTAATCCTGATAAATTTGGTGCTAAGCAAACAGTATATTCTACTCGTAAGATGTTTGATAAAATAGATGATGCTATCTTTGAAACTGAGTTAGTATGGCATAAAGATGATAATGGAAATATAGTTTATTCTAAAAAGAAAAAAGCTAAAAAACCTATTCTTTCTGTTGATGGCAAACATATTTTAGACTCTATTTATCCTGGAGTTGCAGATGAAACTATTTCTAAAAATCAAATTATTGATAATATTGTAAAATCTGATCGTACTGAAGAAAGTGCTTATCCTCCATTATATTCTTTTTTAAAGTATGCTACCGCTACTAGTACTGTTATTGCTCGTGAAGTCTTTGATACTGAAGACCCTGCATTTACAAATGTTGTAGAAGGTTTAGGTCAATATTTTAGTGGTGCTAATAAAGAGCTTTCAGAAGAAGCTTATATTAGTTTCCAAAAGTATCTTCTTGCTTCTATGTATAAAAAAGTTCCATCTATTAGATATGGTGTACATGTAGCTAAAGAAGATGGAAAAGTTAAAATGTATTATACTCATACAGATGACCAAAATAATCCTAATATAGAAGATAAAGTTGCTGAGCAAAATGAAACTTCTCGTATTTTCGGTTTTGGTCATAGTACTGATTTTGGTTTCTTTGGTGAAGAAGAATATATAACTAAATCAGGAGAAACTAAAACTCGTTCTGTATATAAAACTGTTAAAGTTGAAAATATAAATAATCCTACAATAGACGAAATTGCTGACTTTGAACAACTTTCTCCTGCTCAAAAAGTAAAGTTCCTTCAAACATATTTATATGATGCTGGACTATTCAATCTACTTAAAGCTAGTTTATTTAATACTGAAAGTAGAGGACGTTGGCAAGGTGTTCAAACTATAGAATTTATAGATGAAGCTACTAGTAGCAATGAAGTTTATCGTTTATTTAAACGTGCTTTTGAAAGTGACAATCCTTTAGTTGTATCAACAGCTATTGATATTGTTAAATATGGCGTTCAAGTAGAAGGCTTAGGCATGAGCGCAAATGCCGTAAATAAAGTTATTGATAATGACTGTTTAATTAATGATTTTAATGAAAACGGTTTGGGCTTTGTTACTGATATGCGTCGTCAAATGCGCGAATTTGGTACTATTAATTCTGAGACTGGTAATTATGCAGGTATTATGGAGACATATGAAAATTATCTTCGTAGTTTGCCTGAAGATGTTACTATCAGAACTTTATATCTTAGTGCTAAAAATAAAGAGCAATTTAATATTTATTCTGTTGCTTATGGCATTTTAATGCTTAAAGCTAGCAATGAAAGCGAAGATGAAAATGAAAATGCAACAGCATTTAATAAACTTTTAGTTAAAGCAGGAATTAAATATAATACTATTTCTGAAGAAAAATATGGTGTAAATGCTTATATAAAAATTAATGACCCTAAAAAAGGTCTTATGTTATATAAGATTCATGATTTTGGAAATAATGTTATCTTGACTCCGCTTACCAAACTTGAACCTAATGAAAATGCTGTATGGAGTGCTAAAGTATCTAATAATGTCACTTATCTTAGTCCTTATGGATATGAAAAGATAATTGCAGAATATGCTGGTGCTGATGCAAATACAGAGTTTAATAAAGATTATTTTAAAAATGCTTTAGATAATCTTGAAAAAGAAACTAAAAACGTATCAGATATTAGATTTGTTGAAAAAGTTAATAAATTACAACATCCTGCTAACTTAGATTTTAATGTAGAAAATCTTGTTAAAGAAGGTAGTGGTGCAGCTATAAGCTTAAAACAAGCTATTATTAATCATTTTACAGATATAGCTTCTGAACCGCTATTCGTTGATAATATATTAATTGGAAGCAATATCTATACTCCTAGTGTTGCGTATGGTAGTACTCAAAAAATAGTATTTCCTAATGGTGATAAACATAATTTTGTTATCGCTATTCCGAAGACTATTGATAGTTTAGAGAGAGTATATCTTAGACCTAAAAAAGATACTGAACCTGCTAATGTTGATACTATACCTTATAGTACTTTGAAACCTATTGTTGAGGCACATCAAAATGCTAAAGATAAACATATGAGCAATCTCGGTATTATTATTCAAGTAGACGATACTATTGATGATTCAGATGAAGCCTATAATGCTACTATTGAAGATAAAATGGTAGATATGATAGATATGGGAGAAAGACTATTTAGTACAAGTGATAAAGCTAGTGAATTATTTAATATAACTGGTAAATTTAAAAATTCATTACGAGCTTTTGATATAACTCCTAATGTTGAATCTGTTAGCAATAATAAGCTTCATTCTATTCGAGAAATATCTAGCTTTATTATTAGAACTTCTTCTTATATTAGAAATGAATTATTTGATAAGTTTATAGAAGACCCCGAGTCTGATGATATATACATTCCTATTACTGACCCTCGTATACAAGACATAGTTAAAAACGATGCTCGTTATATGGAAAAATATATGCTTGCTGTAAACTTTGCTAAAGATTTTCTTGATAAAGCAGAAGTGTTTACTAGTGAAGTTAGTGAAGATACTCAGATTCAGTCTTATATTGATGATATTAAATCAACTTTAGCTAAGAATCTTCAAGGTCTGCCTATTGATAGACTTATTGAAGATTTAGGAAATACTATTCTTAAAGCTAAATCTACTAATCCTTTAGTTCAACAAAACTTCCTTAAAGTTATGGACGGTTATTATAGAACTTATGGTAGTATGTGGCAATATCATAGTATTATGGAAAATGGTACTCCTATTTTGCAAACTATTTTATCTGATGTTATGGTAGATTTAGATGCCAAAGAAAAATCTAAACATAGAATACTAAAGAAATATCGAGATAGACTTAAAGAAATTCAAGATAGAGCTACTGCTAGAGGAGAAAAAATAGATTTATCTCATATTATTGATAAAGATGGTAATTGGGTTGCTCCATATCTTGCTGAATTTGTTATCAAACTTCATGAACTTAAAGATGAAGTTAGTAAATATGAACCCGGTACTATTGAACATATTCGTGCTAAACTTGCTTATGATAAATTTAAAGTTGAACATGTAAATCAAGAAGCTAAAGATATATATTATCAAACTAAATTAAAAATTGAACAAAGACTTTTTGATAATATTCCTGAGCTTTATTCTAAATATATGGACTTGTTCTATAAGAGGTCTGCTATTTATGATTATGCTAGAAAAGAAGATTTAAGTGACGATGATGTTCGTAAGCTTCAAGATATAGAAGCTGAAATGTATAATCTTTATCGTGAAAATGAATATCTAAATGAAGCTGGAGAACCTGTTCTTCGTCCGGATGTCAACCCTGCTGCTACTTATACTCCAGAACAAAAACTTGACCTTCGTCTTCATAGTAATGAATCTGCTAATTTATTAGCACAATCTCTTAAAGAATTAGCAGCTATTCGTGAAGCTACTTTTGAGCAAGAAGCTGTTCGAGGATTCCAAAGAACATTAAAAGCAAATCAAGCTCTTATAGCACGATTAGAACGTCGAGTTAATGGTGTTCCTACTGTCAGTGCAGCAGTTTTAGCTCAGAATCCTGATTATGTTAAAGCAGTAGCTTGGATTAGAAATAATGCTTATTTCTCGTTTACTGATGACCCAAATGGCATTGGTGCTAGACTTAAACAAGCTTTACATCTAATTGGTCGTCGTGGTAACGGTCATGTACAAAATGATATTCTTAAAAATAAAACCCTTAAAGATGCTAAAGGTGTTATTGATGGTCGTAAGTTAACTGATGAACAACTTCGTTCACTTAAATCTAGTGAAGAAGTATCTATGCGTTCTCCTAGAGGAGATATGAACGAACAAGCTATAGATAGAGTTCTTATTACTAATAGAAAGCCAGATAATGTTATTTTTAATAATGCGTTTTATCATAGACTTGCTTCTAACGGGGAGCGCAATATATCTTATTACCAAATAGTAACTGAGTTAAATAAGCTACTTGAACCTTATGTTGGTCCTATTGATGGATATATTCATTTTGAATGGATTAAAGATAATGCTGAAGGCTTAGAAATTATTCGTAAAATAGGCGATTTATATGATACTCTTGCCCAAACTAATTCACATAGAAATGCTACTAATAATGCTGAAATTTCTAGATTTCTTGGTACAGATGCTGAAATAGTTACTAATACAGAATTATTTAAGCAACAAGTTAAAGCTGTAGCTAATAAATCTCAGGAATTTAAAGAAGCTATGATGCGTATTTTCTATGTTGCAGATAGTGACGGAGAATATCGTAAAGATGATGAAGGTAACTTTATTCCTAATAGATTCTTATATTCATATATTAAACCTAAAGGACAACCTGGTGAAAGAAGTTATGACCAATATGTTAATTCTGAAGAGCGTGCTGCTCGGGCTTTAGTAGATGAATATTATGAAAGTGTAACTACTGAATATTATGAATATTCTAAGGAAGAAGCTATAAAGAACGGTACTTATGATGAATGGTTTGATAAGAATCATTATTATAATTGCTATACTCGTAGAATGGAACCTCTTTCTTGCTGGGTTACTCGTCGTATTCGTCCTGAATATTTTGCTAATAACGAATTAGAAGGTAAATGGATGCCTAAGAGCAAACAAGCTACTCGTAAAGTTCGTGATGGTAAAATTAAAGCTGAAATTAATGGGACTATCTATGAAATTGATGACCCAGAACATGAAGATATGACAAATCATGATTATAAACCTAATGCTAGTAATGCTGAAAACTATAAAATAGGAAGTGGTTATGATAGTAATATCGAATTAAATCAAAGTGAAAGAGAGATGAGAGATTTCTTAAAAGAAGTACTTAATAGTACAGCTAAAACAAATGCTGCTAAAAGGTATTTAGAAACTAGTCTTCCTCATCAAGCTAAACCTGAACCTAATGTTCAAAAACAACTTGTTAAAGAAATTGTTAAAAGTTTTGGTGTTGGTTTAGGTAATAATAATGGTTATAGTAGATTTAGAGCAGATAGTGAAATAGGATTTGCCTATGATGAAGCTCCTACTATGCCTATGCTTCATAACTTAGATAATAAAGTTACTATAGACTTAGAAAGACAACTTAAAGAACTAAAAGATAATAAGCCTCAGCAAGAAGATAATGAACGTTGGGATGATTATCAAACAAGACTTCAACCTTATAATGAAAGTGTTAAAGAATTAGAAGAAAAAATACGTGATGAGCGTAGGGCTTTACTTGATAATGATTGGTATACTATTATTGAAAATTATCTTTCTGCTGCTTCTGATTATAACGCTATTCTCGATAATAAGAATAAACTATACTTCTTATTGAATGTTCTTAAAGATATGAAGATGCATACAAGAAAGTATGGTTCTTATGGTAGTATTTCTAAAGCATCAGCTGATGAAAATCTACTTAAGCAATATAAAGATTTTATGCGTAGACTTTTATTCGATGAATGGAAAGAACCAGAAGGTAAAGCTACTTCTTTTGGTAACTTTTTACAAGGTTATGCTTCTGCTAACTATATGATGCTTAATGTTAAAGGTGGTTTTGCTAATGTAACTCTTGGTGCAACAGGTATGCTTGCCGAAGCTGCTGCTAAAGACTATTTTGGTTGGAAAGATTGGGGCTTTGCTTCTAAAGAATATACTATCGGAATACCAAGTTATGGAGCTTCTCTTTATCATTATGCCACTACTGGTAGACGTCGAGCATTTAGTAAACAAGGTGCTATCATAGATTATTGCAATGTTGTTGATTATGATGAAGTTCAAGGTGTTATTCGTAATGTAAACATTAGTCATTATAGTGAACAAATTCGTAATTTCCTATTTAGTCCTCAATCTATGGGTGAACATATGATGCAGAATACAGCATTATTTGCTATACTTCATAGTCATAAAATTATTGAAACTGAACAAGGAATTATTCCTATGTGTAAATCTCAGTATATTGGATACCAACAATATAAACTTCTTACTGAAATTCTTGATGAAGAACAAATGGCTAAGTTTGAAGAATTTAAAGAGAAGATTAAAAGTGATAAAGATGCTTTAGCTAAACTTGCTTGGTTTAGACAAGAAGCTCTTAGTAATTTTATTTATAAGGAATGTACTGACGAACAACAAGAAGAATTTAAAGCTAAACGTAAAGAACAACAAAAACGACTTGAAGCTGAATTTGATTCTAAACCTAATATATATAGTCAATTAGAATTAAAAGATGATGGTACTATGGGTTTTGTTGCTAATTCAGAACTCGATAGACTTGATAGAGTTAAAGCTAACACTTTAGGTGATGTTACTGAAGCTACTTTACTTATGGCTAGAATTTCTGAGAAAACTCGTCATGTAAATAATAAAATACATGGTGTTTATAACAGAAAAGAAGCTGCTTATATTGAACGTAAATGGTATGGTGGTTTAATAATGCAATATCATAAACATATTCCTATGGGACTTCTTAAACGTTATATGGCACGAGGTCATTGGAATGAGTTTAGACAAAGTGTTGATAAAGGTATGGTACAATCTGTAATGGATTTAGCTTCTCTTAATTTGGAAAAAGTTAAAAAAGATTGTAACTTTACTGATGAAGAAACTAATGCTTTAAAATCTTTTATATTCCAACTTACTCATGTTCATAAGATTTTAGGTCAACTTAAAGCTACTTGGGAAATCATGCCTGAATATGATAGAGCTAATATTGCTAGAAATCTTGGTGATTTACTTGGTGTAGTAAGTGCTCTTGCAACTACTGCTGCTTTATGGGCAATAGCAGAAGATGATGACCCTGATGGTTATTGGTTTAACTTCTTCTTATATGAGTCTGACAGACTTGCTTCTGAAGCATTTATGTGGAATCCTTATGGTATGATTAATGAAGGTAAAAAACTTATGAGTACCCCTGTTGCTGCTATGAGTATTATCACAGATGCCTTTAATACAGTAGTTGGTATTGGTAATTATATTATGAATGATGAATATGACCCGTATTATCATACTGGTATTCATGCTGGCGAACATCGTTTAGGTGTTTATGTTCAACGAAGGATTCCTGTTTGGTCTGCAATTGAATCTATTATTGATTTACCAAATAATAATCATGTTTATAAACTTGGTGAAAATGCGGTATCTCTTTTAGATGTTAAAGAACTTGTTAGAGGTAAATGAGATTAACCAACTCCCCCGTAGAAAGGTTGGTATATAACTATCAACCTTTCTACTATTAATTTTAATAATATGGCAACTTATAGTTTAGATGAAATTTACGGAGGTGAAAATAATCCTGCTTATTTTAAAGGTAGTAAAACTAAAAGACCTGTTGAACTTGTAGTATATCCTGATGGTACTGCAAGATATGAATATGTATCTTCTGAAGTTACTCCTAATAGTGGAGCGCAATTAGATAAAGCTGATGAACGTGAAGTTGAAATAGCTAAAGCTGATGAAAGAGTTCATAACCAATTTGATAGTAAATCTTGGAGAGATTTTCTTCTTACTCAAGCTGCTGGTGCTGCTGTTGCAGGTGCAGGAGCTGTAGCAATGCCTTATATTGGTAATGGAATTTTAGCAGGAGGTGATAAAGCAGCTGGTTATCTTTTAAGTAAAATGTCTACTAATCCTACTGCTGCGGCTTTGCTTAAAACTGGACTTAAATCCTATTTTGGAGTTGAAGGTCTAAGAAATTACTTTAGTGATAACGGTTGGGCTAAAACAGTTAGAGAATGGAATACTTATAATAATAAATTTGGAGCTATTAAAAGCGGTTTAGGAGATGTTATGGATTTATCTATGGTTACTCCTTCATTAAAAACTATATCTTTTACACAACATTATCCTAAATCCTTTATTTCAAAATTTAATAATTGGTTTTATAAAGATGTACCAATTCCAACAACTAATATTCTAAGACGTAAAGCAGGTAAATTTGAAGTTGGGCAACCTATATCTTTATTAGATATTATAAAAGATAAAAATACTATAGATTTTATTAAAAAATTTAATTTAGATGTTAGTCCAAGATTAAGATGGTCTTTATCTGATGAAGGAACTTTAATTCCTCCTATGACAAAACCTTTAGTAAATGATTATACTAAAGATGTAAATTATTTTATTTCTACGCCTGTTGACGATAATACATTAGCATTTAGTAATAATAGAGGTAATATTGGAATACCTATAAATAGATTACATGCGAATAAAATTCCTGATGATGAAATTATAATTCATGAACTAGAACATAGTCAAAGAAAGAAAATAAAAGATGAATTACCCTCAAGTATTTTTGGAAATAGAGCAGAAAATGTTTTAATAAAACAAAAAGATAAAAGGATTGAAAAACAAGCTTTAACTTTACCTAGATATACAGCTAAAGAAGCTAAATTATTAGATGATGCTTATATATTTAGTGAAGACTATTTAAATACTCATGATATATCACCATTATTAGAAAAAGGTGCTACTAATAGACAAATACGATATAGAATATTAAAATATAATAATCAAGTTATAGGAACAGAATTAGATAATATTATAGATAATTTATCTGATAAAGAAATAATAGATTATGTTAAAAATTCAAACGCTTATGGAGAAGATATTTTTATGAATTTTTTAAATAAAAATGAAAAAGTTAAAGGTGGTAGAAATGTTGATAGTAATGTTGTAAAAAGTCAAGCTGATAAAATTCGTAAAGCTTTGAAATATGTGGCTTATAATTATAATACAAAAACTATAGATTCAAATTATAATTATACTTAACTAATAATAAATATTATATAAATAATAAATATATGTCGTATCCTATTTTTAGTCTACAAGATGTAGACCCTCGTAGTAATGAAAATAGTTACACAAATGACCCTGTTATAATGAAGCAAGCACTTGATGCTCGTGAAGCTAAACGTAAATATTACGAAGAACAAAATAAACGTATAGCTGCTGGTGCTAGTGTTGTTGGGGGGGGGATTAGTTTAATTCCCCATCCTGCTACTAAAATTATAGGAGGGTTACTACAAGTTCCTGATATTTATTATGATGTAAAAGATAATGTTAATAATCCTTCTAGTAAAACTAATTGGGTTCATACTGCTTTAGATTTTGGAAGTCAATTAAGACATATAATTCCAGGTCAAATTGATGATATTTTTCTTCAAATTCCTGGAGCTATAGATGATAGTTATAACGCTATGACAGGACGAAATATTATAACTGATACTCGTAGAAAACTTTCAACTATCTTTAAAAATAAACGTAGTATTAAAGATAAAGAGAATAATAAGAAAAATTAACAGTACTTAACTTTATTATTCTTTGTCTAATTGCTATATTTGTAACATAAAATTAGTTTTCATGTTTAAGGTAGATGTAACATAAGTTCTCTACCTTATATTGCCACTTAGTATAAAGGTAGTACAAAAGGTTTTGGTCCTTTTGGTGGTGGTTCGATTCCCCCAGTGGCAACCAACTGTTACTTTTCCATTGCATTTATAACTACTATTGTCTGTGAAGATGATAGTAGTTTCCTTTTTGCTCATTTTACAGTGTGTGTACGTAATGGTTAAAAAAAAGAGTAAGCAAACTTCGCAGTATACTTACTCTAAATGTTGGGAAACTCAAAATATTTTTATTCGATTTCAGCCTTGATTTGCTTTAGCTTATTAACTTATCATTTTAGCATATAAAGTCCAGCAGAAGCAATCTGAGGTATCAAATTTGGCACATTATAGCTTTGCCGGATATTCTAAGTAACTAACAAGCACACAATTCACACTAAACATAATATCTAAGATAATGTTTAACAATAAAAAAGAGTATAAAAGCAAGATAGCCTTTATACTCTTTTCCAACTTAAAACCCAATATCTGAAAGAATTTCTTTTAGATGCTTTACTGATTTAGTTCCTACTACAGTATACTTAATAATACCATCTTTAATAAATATAGTAACAGGAAAATCACTTAATTTAACTTGAGTTTGCAACCATTCAGGAAGTTGAAGATAATCACAAACTTTAAGTTCTATGTCTGGATACTCTAATAAAGTTTCTTTAAGAAGATGCTCTTGTAATTTACAAGCAGAACATTTAAAAGTAGTACCAAGATAAATAACTTTATTCATCTTTATTAGCAGGGGATTTACAATCTACATCATAATCAGAACCTTGTTTAGGCATAATACAACCTACAGATTCATAATAGTTATCATTTTCAAATAAAATATGAGCATTTGCTAAACGAGCACCAAGAGCTTCTTCATATTTCTTCATAGCAGTAAGTTGAATACACTTATTAGCAAATTCAATTTTATTATCTTTATCTGACTTTTCGCTATAAATATAATTGTGAAGAGCATCAATACGAATTACAAGCTGGGAATGTTCTTCAACAAGAGCTTTCTGATAAGCATTCATTTTAGTTAGAGTTTAATTGTTAATATATTAAAGTTTAAGTCCATCAGCAATAGGATGAATTTCCTGACTATCAGGATTACGAGATTCAGGATAAGGGTCTATTTCTCCAAGTCGTTTAAGATTCATACCAAGCCACATTGTGGCTTCTTGAAGTTTAGTAATTGCAAGACTTGTTTCACGAGATTGATTAAGACCTTTAACATTTTGTAGAACTTCGTCAATATCTTTACGAAGTTGTTTAGTGTTTTGAACTTCTACAAATTTATCCATATGTTGTTTAAAATAAGAGTTAGAAAGAAATACAACGGTAATATTAGGAACCTGTGCTTCCATGACCACCTTCTCCTCTATCTGAGTCACTAAGTTCATCAACTTCAATAAAATGAACTTTAGGATAAGGAATTATAATAAGTTGAGCAACTTTATTTCCTACTTCATAAGGTTTAAAAAGTTGAGGAATTGCTTCTTTATCATAATCACGATTCTTAAAACTAACCATAATTTCACCCCTATAACCTGCATCAATCACACCAACGTGATTACACATATAGGCATCAGTTTTACGATTAGAACTACGTGGAAAAAGAAGTCCTACATAACCTTCAGGAATTTCAACTGCAAGACCTGTTCCATAAACATGACAGTCTATGTTTTCTTTATAATCATAACTAACAGCTACGAGGTCAAGACCAGCATCTGTGTCATGGGCATAAGAAGGAATTACAGCATCTTTTACAAGACGTTTAATCTTTACTTCCATTGTTAATACTATTAAAATGTTAATAACTAAAACAATATAGCAAATATAAATAATATTATTTCAATTATCAAATATTTACTATATTATTTTAGTTATATTATATTTTCGCCCTTTTACGGGGGAGCGCATTAAATCTAATTTTAGGATATTAAGCAACACAAGCTACATCATTTGCAGCATTAAGAGCTTTAATCATGTTAGAATTAGCTCCCCCGTAAAGGAGTGATTCAACACGTTTCTCACCTTCAAGATTAGCTACATTACAATAGAATCCAGTAACAGCATTATAAGCACCCCAAGCAGTACCTGCAATATGTTTCTGACCGATACCATCACAATAATAATCAAACATACTTGCAATTTGATTAGCTTTACGCTGACTAATACCGGAAACTTCTAAAGTACGATAATCTTTAAGAATAAGTTTCTTATAGCCATTTTCTTTATCATAATCAAGAAGTAATTCTTTCTCTTTTTCATTAAGCTGAAGATTAGCAAGATATTCCATTACTTCTTTATCAGACATTTTAACTTTAAGAAGACTATCATAAAACTCTTTAGCAGACTTAGCGTGTTCACAAGCTATGCGAAGAATCTCGGCACCTCGTTGTAGTTTTTGTTTAGCACTTTCTGTATGCCGTATACGAATATAACTATCGGCAGACTTAAGACCACTATTAAGCATGTTAGTACAAATAACACGAATAGGGGTAAACATAATATTGACACTAGACGTTCCATCGTGACTATTACTAAATACAAGATAATTATTAATTAAATCATCACCTACTCGTGTTTCTACAGGAAGTCTAGCACTAAGATAAATCTTTCTTCCGTTATCAAGAATACCAGCTCTATCCCAACGAGCCATACCCGGGCCAATAGCATCATCAAAGAACTTAAAAGCATCAATATTTTGAACAACTTCATATTTAGCCTTTACAAGACCAAGAGGTTCTGAAATATCAGCTCTATAAGTAGCATAATAACCTACAAGTTCACGATAAATTTTACCTTCTCTTGCAAAGTCACCAGCTATTTCATTTACAACATTGTTGCGATTAAGACCAAAAGGCATACGAGCCATAAGGTCACATTTATCTACAACAAAATCAAGACCTGCTTTGTGCATAACTTCAGCAGAACTTTTACAATCAGAAACATCTTTTCCAATTGCCCAAGGAGCACCATTTACAGTATATTTAGACATAATTTAATTAGAAAAAGTAATGTTATTATAAATATGATTAACTACACACATTTTTGCATTAGCATTATTGCTAGTATTATAATCAATAAATATAGGAATATCTCCTGATAATTTACGAGTACGTTCAACAACGTCTCGTAAATTATCAAGAGTAAGTCCTTTAATATCATTGGTTATATCAAAAGGATTGTCCATTTATTTAATAGTTACAGATTTATTTTCAACAAGTTTGGCATAAACAGGCATAAAATGATTTTCACCTTTAGCATCATCTTTTATACCACGTTTGTCAGGTTTAGCTTTAAGCTTAAATACATTATAAGCTAATAAAGCACGAATCAAATCAATACCAGTTTTAGTAGAAATTAATGATGGAATATCAATATCTAAATCGATAGAAGCACTAAGTCTAGTTATATCATTTAGAGTATATTTATCTATTTCATCACCATCAGTTTCTTCTTTTATAGACTTTGTATTAACAAAATCTATAATATCATCAGAATTAACTAAACCATATTCTAATTGATTATTATTAGCATACCATTTAAGACCTGTAATAAATCTATTTACAAACCTATTAACAGAATCTTCTTCTACTTCAACTGATTGAGTAGTACGCATAGAAACTTTACCAGTGCCATAGTCTATATATTTACCACCAGATTTGGTAGTATCTCCAAATAGTTCTATAGCATTAACAATAATTTTCTTTATACGTTCAATAGTTTTCTCTTTAGACTCTTGTAAAGAACTAAGTCTAAGCTTTTCTGCTTTAATATCAATAATATGATTTTCAAGCATTTTGATAGCATCAGCGTAAGACTTAATCTTATCTCTAAATTCTTCTTGTGTAATACTTAACTGTTCTTCAAGTTCAGGAGTAAGTTCACCTCCATTTTCTTCAAGTTCATCAAATATAGCAAGAAGATCATTTTGAATATTATAAATATTACTCATAGTTCAATAGTTATAGGAGTTATTTCTTCAATACGATTATTAGTGTACATATGAGCACATTCATCAGCATCCATTCCTCTACGATGAAGAATATCAAAAGTCGTTAACTTAGAGTCTTCTTCATCAAGTTCTATTTCACAAATTGTACAATCTGAGTAATCAAGAACATAAAGATAAGACCAATCATTCTTTGCCATAGCCTTCTTCTGTATAAATAGTAGTTTGTTTAATCTTACCACAATTAGTACAACGAGAAATAATAACAATACCTACTATATCTCCATGTCTATTTGTTAGATTATCTTCTTTAATTATATCATATTTGTGTAATCCAAAGAATTTACACCACACGTTCTGTTTCATATTGTTTAATTATTTTATCAATAGTTTCACTATCTATAAATCCAATACGTCTTGTGATTTCATCTTCTCCACAATAAATTATTGTTGTAGGAAATTCAGTAATATTTTGCAAATTAGCAAGAGTTTTACTTCTTTCATGTTTAATATGAAGAATTGTAATTTCAGCATTAGGAGGATTATCCATTAATTCCTTTTGCATCAACTTACATAAATCACAATTTGAATCTTTAAATAAAACTACACTAAAGTTCATTTTTACTATAGTTTACAAGAGTATAACCAAGTTTTACAAATTCATCATATATAAGTTGTCCAACAATTTTAGCGTCAGGATGAGCTTTACCTGTCCAATCCCAAAGACGCATATTAACAATATATTCCCAGTCAGCAACAGTATAAGTATATACTACTTTACTCATTGTATCAAGAGGAAGAATGAAACGTGCATCTTGAGGAGGAAGATTAAGTCCATACTTACTACGAGCAATCTTGTAAAACCATTCACAAGTCTTAAGCATAATACGAGTAAGACAATATTTCCAAATACTCATATTATACATCCAATGACATTGTTTAAAACGAATACCAAGTTTCTTGTTGAAATCAACATAACGAGTACTCTGTTCAGCAATATTATTGGGAGATTTACGATTAAATTCACGAGTAATATCAATACCTGTTTCAATACAAAGAGTGAAACGAAGCATTTTATACTTCTTGAATATATCATTATTAAATGCTTCAGAAATTGAGATACGATATTCGCTATAATATCTATCCCAATATTCACGAGCACTTTGTTCATTAGCAGAAACATAATAACTATATCCTACTAATTTAACAACAGCTCCAAGATATGCTTTTTCAGATATTTGAAGTTTCTTTGGAATAATATAATAAGCACCAGCATGACGGAACATACTACGATGTTTATTTTTCCAAAGACCTTCACACATCTTAGCATTATTCTTATTACTATCAGAAGCATAGCATACACGAGCACAACGAGCAATATGGTCAATATTATCATATTGTAACCATGTTTCTACTTTAGGTTCTAATATCTGCATATGTTTATATTTCTTCAAAAGTTATTTCAGCATTAGTAAGACCACCAATAGTTCTAAGCTGACGAATACGTTCATCACAAATATGTTTAATTTTCTCATAATCGGATATACGAGTATCATTTGCTTTAGTACGAAGAACTCTCTTTATAATATCAGCATCCCAAGGATTAAGATTCCAATCAAGCCATATAGTCCAGGGTTGAATTGTATGTTCAGCATAATCACTTGTACCAACATTATAATAACGAACATTATTTGTTTCTTCGTTAATAATACCAAGTTTAAGTAACTCAGCATAAAGTTTATCATCAATTTCTTTCATTTTAGTTTAAGTTTAATTTTTTGTAATACCAAATTTATCTTCAAGATGATAATATTTAATAAAATCTTCAATATCATCAAGCCAAAGAGAATGACAACCTATTTGAATACACCATTCTTTATAGCCTAAAGATTTGCCAGTATCACTAACTTTATCTTTATATGTTATAAATCGTAGATTGTATATTCCAACTTTAACATTTCCAAAATCAGATGTAGTCCATGATGTACGATTAGGATTATTATTTCTACCAATCATAAACATTTTATACATCTTAATTCCTTCTTCAAGAGTAACAGTAGCATTTTTAGAAGTCCTAATTATATTACCTTCAAGTTTAAGTTGTGTATTAGTAAATGTTCCACAAATACTACGAATAACAGCTATCGTCCAAGTACCACTACTATTATATCTACTAGGAGCACTATATTTACGATAACTTACATTATGTTGTCCGGTATTAACTTTTCCTTCTCTCCAAGAATTTACTGTATAATCGGATTCAATTTTACGAAGTTTTTCAAGAGCTGCATTATAATTAGCTTCTGATTTGGCTACTTGTTCAGCAACATAATTTTTATGAATCTTACGTTCTATTTCATGTGTTTTAGAAATAAGTTCATTCCAAGTATGTACATCAACAAGCCAATCAGTATTTAGATAAATATTTCTTTTATTACAATAACGAATTGCTTCGTCGTGAGTAATAGATGTACCAAAATATTTATCTACATCACTAAAAGGAATACCTCTGCCAAAACAATGTTTAGTATAGAAATATCTCTTTCTAAATAAATCTACTTGACGTTTACTAAATATAGTATTTGTAAGAACTTGTTTAACAGTAGGAAGTTCTATAGTTATTGTATTCCAATTATTAGGATAATAAATATTAAGTTTAAACTTAGTATTAAGAGATTTATTATACCAAGTTCTAAGTTTAACTTTATATTTCCTTACAAACTGTTTAATAGCTTCATATTTATAATAACAAAAATGTTTATTATTATCTTCTTTAATAAGAGAATCTATATTAACATGAAGAGTTTTCTTTCCTTCAAGACAAGCATAAAATGTAAAAAGGTATCTTTCAACATATTGCTCAATACAATACTGAAGATGAAGTTTAGCTAAAGCATCTATATTTTCATCATGTAGGATATTATAACAAGGAATATCATCATTACAGTGAAATACTTCATAATCGTCTGGAATAGCATTTATAAATTCATGTGTTAGCATTCTATACTTATGAGAAACAAGTATCTTCTTATTTTCTCTATCAATAACAGCAAAAACTCTATTATCAGGATACCAATATTCTTCAATATCTGCTATACTTCTATAGCTAAACATATCTCCTAATGCAAGATAATTACCTTTAGAAGATATAGCATGAGCCTTATTACTATAATAATACTCATTGTCGTGTATAAAACGATGATATACTTCTTGTCGAGGATAACAATGTCTTATACGACCTTTTTTAATTTTCGATTCAGCATCTGCCATAGTACATTGTTTTTAATTTGTTTATAAAATTAATTAATATTTTTAATAGCACCAAACTTTATTGTAATTATTTTTGGGCTAAATAAGATAGTCTATTGCTAAAGATGATTAACTTATCATTCTTAGCAATAGGCTTGAAATTTAGGCCATTTCTGCAAGCGAGAAGGCCATCCATGCTTTCTACGGGGGAGCTAAAGTTCTATCCGGTACACTATTCCATCGTCAAAAGTATTATCAACAATTAAATTAACTTCAACATTTTCATCAATTTTATCAAATACTTTATCATGCCAAATAGAACTTAAATCTACTTTAATTGCTTTAGATTTTGTACGATATGTAGAATACCATTTTCTATTTCCATCAGGATTGTTAGAAAAAGCTATATAATAATCATTACATTTAGTATTATTATTATACTTCTTTAAAAAAGTATAATTATGATAATAAGGAATAACATAACTATATAGTTTTTGATTTTTTGGAACAATCCATGTAGTAGTAAAAGTAGGATTTACTGAGTCATACGCATTAAGATTCATTTTAGTTATAACTATTCTATTATTTTAAGACTAACAATTTTAGCATGAAAAGGGCATTGCTTAATACCACTTCTTTCTCTATATTCAACTAAAGCTAAATAATTATCTATATATTTATCTTTATGAATAAGAATTTGTTCTTGAACTTTTTGTGGAGCATTCAAAGTAGCTTCAAATGTTTCGTCGTTTATATCATTTCTAAGAACAAATTTAGGAAGATGTGAACGTTTAATGCCTTCTGGAATAATATCAATTATAGTAAATAGACCATCTTCTTTTTTCTTAAATTTAAGCATACTATTATTACGTCTACCACCAAATTGATATTCAGCAGATTTTTCACGAATAACAAGACCTTCAAATCCAAGAGAAATAAAAGAATCTCTAATATTTATTGCTTTATTTATATCATCAATATCTATATTATTAAGAAGAATAAGTCTTTGTTTGTTATTTAAATGATCTTCTTTATTATTAATATATGATTGAAATACTCTAAAATTATCAAAAAGAATTTCTTGCCTTTTGATAGCAGACATATTTTCTATACAAATATCATATAACCAATATTGAAGTTTATAATGTTGAGGAAGTTCAGTATTCTTAATAAAAGAATTAATTTCATTTATTCCATAACCTGGAAGATATAATTCTCCATCAAGTCCAACACCTTCTTCAATCATCATATCAAGTATTTCTTGTGGAATACAAGGAAGAAGAATATCATCAAGATAACTAAGTTTACTTGTCCAATCAACTCCTTCTCGACTACGATAATGAAGTTTAACTAGTTCAAATAAATCTCGTTCAATTGTAGCAGTGATAATGCACCTTTCACCGTTAATTTTCCATTGACCAAAGTATGTTCCTCTCTCAAAAGGTTTATTATCTTCAAGAGTCTTACATAGCATAGGTATAAAAGCACCGTCATTATGAGTATTAAACTTAGGAAGATAATTATCAAGATAGTCATATAGGTTTCCATGAAAAGTATCTAATATAGGAGCATTATCATATAAATCTTGAAGCTCTTTATAACCCTCTTTACGTTTAGCTTTAATCTGAGATTTAATCTCATCATCTACGTTTCTGTGAGTAGTAATATATTCAGTCCTACCTTCTTTTCCTACAAGACCATATTTAATAGCTATAGGAGCTTGAGTATAAGACATTATATTTCTACCAATACTCCAAAATAGAGGTTTACCTTGAGCATTTCTTTTATATAATGTAATCATTTCTTTATAAGTTGACTAAAAAGTAATATACGTTCAGGTTTACCAAGATAACCATGAGCCATTTTAGCAAGTTCAGCTGGACTCCACGTTTCAGCCCACAAACATTTATTTTTTGTAGACATACAACTATGAGTTTCATAATCATAGTTTGCATTTATAGGAACCCCTGCAAAACCAAGATAATTTAAAAAATTAAATTTATCTATTTTAGCTAAAATACTTTCATCGTTAAAATCTGTTTCACCATAACAATACACATCATTTATTGTAACATCAAATACATGATTACCACGAGTAAAAGAAATAGTAGTTCTACCTATATTATCTATAAGTTCCTCTTCTTCTTCAGTTATTGGAATCATGACTATTTTTCTAATTCCAGCACTTGTTTTATTAATATCCAAAATATGGTAATTTGGATAAGTCGGAAGTGCTATCTTGTACGGCATTGAATTTGAGTGTAACATAGGTTATAGTTTCATTAATAAATTGATTAATTTCTTTAATTGTATACTTATCATGTAACTCAGCAAAATCTTTACTACCATAATTAGGAAGTCCAAATTCTCCACGAGTTATAAACATATAAGGTATATTGTATGTTTCATATAAATACTTAGCTCCCATTCTACCAGTATAATCAAAATCTAAAAGACTTATGATTTTACCATTTGGAGCAAGTTTATTTATAAGCCAAGCATATTCTTTTTCAGTGAGATGATAACCTTCACAAGGAAGATTAACAATACCAATATTGAGTTTAGCACGCGCTCCCCCGTAAAAGGGAATAGAATCAAGATGACTACCGATGCTAAGTCTATCTTTACTACTTTTTGTAATTAGAATATAATCATAATTATTAAGTTCAAGATTAAGTAATCCTTCAAGAACATTACAATTAGTTATAAACTTTAATTCTGTAGTTCTATTACGTTTAGGAAAATATAGTTTAATAAAATATATTCCAGCACGATTTTGACCTAACATATAAGCATAACATGGGTCTTTTTGCTTATAATAATATTTAGGTTCTGTATCAACACCTCTATCAATGTAATACTGGTCTACAGGAACTACAAAATGAGTATTAAGATAACCTAGTGACACACCAAGTTTATTCCAATATTCCTTATCTAACTTATTCCAACTACGAGGAACAATTTCAATAATAGGTCTACGTTTCTTACTTATAGATATAGCATCTTTTATTTCATTTGTGATATTTTCATCTGTTTCTTTTCCATTGATTATATCACTAAATGTGTTAGCTATATGTTTAAGAATAAAATAAAAATCTTGCTTATTATTAGGCTCAATTTTTCTTTTATAGATAAGAGATAATACATAACCAACTACATCATAAACGTCACCGAAAAAGCCAAAGCCACCAAAATCACGAACTTTAAGACGGCCTTTAACATTATATTGAATGCCCATACTTCCATTAGTATCATCATCTCGAAATACAGAATTAATAAGAGTATTATTTTTAATACACTCTTTTACAACATTCATAGGAATATCGAGATACTTACTAACAATAAGTTCTTGAGATATTTTACTTTCAATATAAGTTTTAGTAAGTTTTGAAGTGTTTACGTTACGAATCATGCTCCTATGGTTAAAAAAGGGAATAGCACCATTTCTGGCACTATTCCCTTAATCATTACTAATCAAACCATTAGACTAAATACTAATAATTCTATTAAAACGGCATATCACCATCTGCTTCTGCAAATGCACTATTAGTAGAAGCTCCCATATTCATAGGAGTACCGGCCATAACACCGCCCATAGGCATATTACCAGCTACACCACCAAGTGTGGGAGCCTTCTTAGTCTCTTTAGGAGTAATAGATTCTTTAGCTAAATCTACACGAAGAACAGATGCAGGATAATCCTTACGTATAAGTTCAACTACACCATTTCCGATGAAACTATCAAAACCAAGTTCACCATTCTGAGCAACATTCTTCCATTCGCCCTTAACTTTCTTATGACGAAGAAGCTTAAGCCAAGCAGGAATAAACTTACCATCAGCAGTCTTATAGACGGGCTTAGCTACAGCACCTTCTTCAAGACCAAACTGACCATTCATCATAGCAGCAAAGTTATTAAAGATATAAGCGTAACCCTTAATAACATCAGCGATTTCAACAACTACATAGTTGCCTTCGTCATCATAATCTTCAAAAGGAAGAGTAAGAGCTTCTTCTTCAGCTTCAGTTAATTCACGACCCTTAAGATAATAAACATCAAGAATATGCTTAATCCAATTGAATACATTGTTAACCTTCCATTCTTCAATACCATTGGGAATAGTGTTAACATTAGATTCAACACAATTAAGAGTGTAATATACATGACGCTGTTCAGAAGTATTAGTATGATTACTTGCAAAGTGAAGAGTTACACGAGGAACTTTCTCACCTGTAAACTGTTTACCTTCTGCATTTACAGACCAATCAACGCGAACTTCGTCAAGATGTCCTACAAACAGACCATTCTGAGCAGCATCCTTTTCATGAAAACGAAGCTGAGAAACAGCTTTAGTCTGATTATTAACACCACGACGAATCTTTTTTACAGTAGGCTGTGCACTTTCTACTGTAACATTTTCTTTGTCTTTTACCATAACTTAATTAAGTTTTATAAGAATAAATTAAACAAAAAGAGTGGCGGATAGCCGTTGTAGACTATCCGCCACTACGACGATTTTTATTGAAACAAGCAATTAATTATTCAGCATCTTTTTTGCTACGAACAATAGGATCTTCGTCACGAACATAAACAATGGGGAAGATGTCAATGCTAACATTCTCTTTACCATTATTATATTCAGCCTTAGCGGCATCAGCGAGAACTACATCAAAGATACGATTCTTCTTATCTTTAAGATCACCAAGGTCAGCCTTAAGAGCAGTCCAAATTGAAGAATCAGTAAAGTTAAGCTGGCAACCTACACCGGTAGCAGAAGCAGTAGTAGCAGTCTTAGAACCGCTATAAGCATGATACTTAGGCGACTCTACCATATCAACAGTAAGCTGAGCAGCAAGTTCTTCATCGGACATTTCACCAAACTGTTCAACAAGAGCTTCACGATTAGCAGCTACAATCTCCATTGCGTGTTCAGCAAGATACTTAGCTTTATCTTCCTTAGTAAAACGCTCAGTAGCCATAATAGGATTACCCTTGCTATCATACTGAGCTACACCCTTAGCAATATACCACTGAGTAAGAGCGGCAACCATTGCATCTTCACCTTCACGAGTAGTAAGGTCAAGACCAAGTTCTTCTGCATAAGCAAGAACATCAGCGCTCTTCGACTGAACAGCAGCTTCAACACCCGAAATGTTATTGAGGAACATGATGTTCTCACCAACTGCAATATTAAGAGCCTTACTTACAGGAGAAGTAATAACAAACTTACCTACAGTCGAGTTTGCAATAAGCTGAGGAGCAGCATTAACAGTAGAAGATTTCTGACCAGCCTGAATTGCGTTAACACCAAACGAAAGTTTATTCAAAGTTTTCATAACTTTAAAAATTAAATTGTTAATAAATTAAATTGGTTAATTATTATAGTGAGTGACACTAGTTTTAAATTGGATATTTTATTCAACTACTTCATAAGAAGCGTCAACTACATCAGCATCATCAATGTCCATATTATTGACAATTTTAAGTTCTGTAGTTTCCATACATCCCATAAGTAGGTCTGATGCAATATCACGAGCACCAAGAGTAAAAGCACGATGACTTATAAGAATACGAGGATATTTTTTATAAGTATCTTTTTCAAAGAGTCCAGCAGATAAAGCGTCTGAATGAGAATAATGAGAAATAGCAGTTTGAATTACTTTTTCACCATTTATTGTTCTACTACGAGTAAACTCATATTCAGTTACATAATCAACTGGTTGAGCGGGAATACGAATTATAGGAAATTTACCTTCAGCTGCAATTTTGAGAGCATGTTGACGATTAACAGCTTTAACACATTTGTCACTAACTTCAAATTCATTATATACGTTTCCTTTTAAGTCAGTAAACCATTGTACAGGATAAAGACCTACAATATCATCAGTTGTAGCCTCAATAGCTTCTTTAGCAGTACGACATTTAACACAATATTGAGGAAGTTGTGTTTCAATATAAATCGTATTACCGTCAGTATACTGATACTGAGGAACATAATCTTTAGTGCATTTCCAAACTATTCCTGCCCTCGATAATAACGACTTAATGATATGAATATCTATACCTGTCTTATTGTTAATAACGTGAATATGTTCAATACACGTTGTAAAAGGTAATTGCAAATCTTGAGCACGAGCTAAAATGGCAAGACCATCAGCAATACTCTTAATACCACCTTTTTCACTTCCCATAAATCTTTTGAGAAATATTTCAGCTTTAGCAAGTTGATTTTCATCAAATAGATTTATAGCAGTAAGACCGTTATATGGTTCATTATGTCTTGTGGTCAATGCACGACCACTACCACCATCATTAGGTTCTTCTTGCTTGTTCATTATGTCAAGGTTCTATGTTTGTTTAACGATACAAATATAAGAAAAGTTTTTTAATCATCAACTACAAAATCAGAATTATTTCCATCAAAAGAATTTTTAACACTATGATTGTTTAATATTGTTTTTCGTTCTATCAACTTTTGTTCGATTGTATTCCGGCAATATAAAGAATATAAATCTACACGTTTAGACCTAAAATATATTTTAGATAATCTATACATATAAGATTTAATATCTTCACACATCGGAGAAGTGATAATTACAATATCAACGTCTATAGCTAAATCTTTATCAGGAGCATTATTAGTAGAAAGAACATTGATTAAATCATTGTTAAACTTTTCTACATTAAGTGTTTTCTGAGCTTGAGCAGCTAACATTCTACGTTCACCTTTACGAGCACCACTTTTATAATAAATAGGTGTTCCATCTAAAGTTGTAGCAGGAATATTATCTACTTTGTCATGATAATTAGCACAAATATCAGTTTCAGAAAATGTATTAATAAATTCTGTAACTCTACTTGCAAACTCAGCACGCTTATTTATAATGAGAATCTTTTTATCCTTATTATTACGAACTATATCGAGAATAACATCGAGTTTACCTTCAAAATCAGAAAGAAATTTAAGTCTTTCTCTAATAATCTCATATGTTTTTGAAGCTCTCTCTTTGAGATTATTAGGATTATAAAGTTTATCAATTTCAAGATTAAACTCAACACTCATATCAAGATGTTCATTCCAACCATTTTCTTGTGCAATTTGATAACATATCTGAGTAGCAGAAATATTAAGTTGTTGATTTCCTGTATTAGCTTGCTGCATAATATCAAAACTACCAAAAATAGTTATGCTTGTAGTAATATATTCATCATAATATTTTAGAAGTTTAGCAATATTATCATCAGCAGGAATATCAATGCCTATTTGAGTTTCTTCTACGGGGGTGCTCAATCGAATTGCTTCAACTTCAGCTTGTTGGAAATCTGAAAGAAGAGGAGCAATTTGATATATTTTAGAAATATCATTATAATTAGTAAGAAGTTTATTCATAACAACAAGTTTGAATTTACATCTACTAACATAATTTAATATTTCATTACACACCTCATCAGGATGATACCAAATACACAAATAAGGAACAAAAGACATATTAGCAGTTTTAATAAACTTATCAGTAAAAACTTTAAGTTTACCAGAGCTAATTAGTTCTTTAAATTCTTCATTATTTTCTTCTGAATTTTCTTGTTGAGTTAAAAACTCAGTAATAGTCTGTCTTTCACTAAAAGAATTAGTTATTATAACAGTCTTACATGTAGGAAGCCTAGCATATACTCGCTGAAGCACTCCTAATACCATAAACTTATCATTAAGAGGATGAGGTATTATAGCAGTACCAACACCTTTTTCATCTCTCCAATGATTTACAGCATTATCGAATATTTCATCGGGATTAATCATTATTATTTAGATTTAAATCGCTATCATCAAAAATAGAATTATATTGATGAGAATACTTTTTAATAAGAACTTTACCACTTACAGAACGTCTATTTTTATCACCTTTTTGATTAGAAGAAATTCCTAACATAATAGGGTCGATTATCTTATAACATTCATTATAATAATAACCATAATTAATATTACGTTCTTCTATTGGCAAATCATCAAGAGAATTAAGAATACAAACTGTATTACCACCTGCAAGTTTACTCTTAGCACCAGTAACTTTATTCTCTTTTAATATAACAACTCCTTTAGTAGATACATAAAATCTAACATGACGTTGACTTAGAATATGTTTAATTTTACCATTTTCTATAACATCATATGCCACATTAAATTGTCTACCTACATTTTGAGTTTTACAAAAATCAAGAATATCTTTATGATTTCTAAGAGTAGTCATTACAGGGACATTGTTAGCTAAATACTCGTATACAGCTTTAGCTACAATTGGAGCATCATATCCTTTCTTTAAATCTTTAAGATATTGGTAAGGGTCTAATGCGCCTTTATAATCAATTTTGTCATTTGTCCAAATAGCAAAATAATTATTTATATCTCTACAGTAATAAGCTTTATATTCTTCACTATCTGCATTCATTCTATTAGTTTCATTCCAACGTTTAACTATATCATTAAACACATCCTTTTTATCACGAGGAAGTTTAATAACAATACCGTCAGTATTTGCACTAATAACATGAATATCATTAAGTTCTAACTCTTCAACAAGGGTCATTGTCATTAATTGACCATTTATAGTAACTTGTAATTGAGCAAGTCTATCATATAGAAAGAAAGTCTCTGAACCAAATTTACCATAAATAGAATTAATAACAATTTTAAGAGCTTCTGCTGCAAGTTTATTTGGAACACCATTCATTATATAACCCTCACTATCTGGAGTATGTTTACATTTAACTCGCGTATCTCTGAAATATTTCACCATTTCGACGAATACTTTCTGATTGAGATGTTTAGGAGCAATGTTATAACTTACAACTATACTTGGATAATATGAATTATAGTCAAAATGAAGATACAAATATTTATCATCTGAAATTAATACAGCAGGTCTATCCTTAGTATGAATACCACCACAAGCTAATGTATAAGTAGTACCATAAAAAGTAATTTCTTTTGAGAAAGCGTCTTTATTAGTTCTTGTAACACTAACTTGCATCATTTCAGAAAGCATCTTCTGCAACTCTGGAGTTTTAAACTTAATATGAGGAAATATAATTTTCTTAAAACTAAGTTTAGTCCTTTCAGTTCTTTCTTTAGTAAACTGCTTAGGACTTAATCCACTCATATTAGAATAAAACTTTACAGTTAGCTTATCTGCAATATTTGCACGAGCACTAGACAAGACATTTACACCAAAAGCGTTTGTAATAGAATATCGAAGTTTAACTTCATCAGGTTTTTGTCTTACCATTTCACAACAAAGAAAGACATCATTCTTATTATAATAGAGCATAGGCTCTACATATTTAGGAAGAACATATCTTTCAAAATCGTTAGTAATAAGTTTATTAAGTTCATCTAAAGTTAAACCTCTATATCTATCTTGTTTACTCCAATAAAGATTATATTCTTCTTCATCTATAGGCGGCAATGTAAAATCAAGTAATTCATGCCATTTAAGATTAATAGAAGTTTGTTTAAGAGATTTACCAAATTTCTCTCTTGCACCAGTATCTTTATTAGTTAGAACAGTAGCTGCATGAAGACCATAAACTTGTTGTAAATCAACAGTAGCATAAGGCAATCTATAATTTCTAATAAGTTCTAATTCTTTATCATTATAGAAAGCTTCTTTATCAGACTGAAGTTTAATAATCTTCTGACTAGTATTATAAAGAAATTCTATAAGATTCTTAGTAGAATCAAAACGATTAAAATACATAAGAAAAGTTTTAATCATCAAATCATCATATCCTTGATTATTAAAACCATATAAATCAGTTCTTACAGGAATTTGAGTTACATTACCATCTGCTGTAGTGATAGTTTCATAATGAGCTTCCATAGCATTTATATAGCCAGCAAGCTCAACAAGTTGACTATCATCTGTATCTGAAATATAAAATATATCAAATTTAATTGTATCAAGTCTACGTTTAATTTCAGCAACAGTTAAACATTCAGTAAGTGCTTTTGGTTTTCCTTTACTATCGACACAATCTTTAAAAGCATTAAGATAATCTTTCAAATCTATAAAAGTAATACTAAATAGATTTGGAAAGATTTCTACATCCATACCAAAAGAACGTATCATAAGTATATGTATTTTTCGTAAGGAAAATAGTGTGTTTGACAACTACAATACCATTTACGAAGATAACCTTTAAATGTATCAAATTTCTCTTTATCAACATACTTAATAAGAGGTGAATAATTCACATTATAAAGCCTTTGATTAGGAGAAATAAATACAGTTTCAAGATTATCTTTTATATCGCATTGTAGAAATCGTCTACCAGCATCACCAAGAAGAAGAATTTTAGTAAAGTTATATTTCTTAATATCTTCTGCAAAATAAGTTAGACAACGAGTATAAATATCATCATTGAGTTCACAAGCAATGGTTTCATTGCAACGAATCAAAGGTAGAATATATAGATTATCTAGATTATTTAGCTCCCCCGTAAAAGGGTTAAGAACTTCTTTAATTATTTCAACTTGGCTACTGAATCCCATATCGCCTTTCTTATAAGCATTATAATCTACATTAGGTACAACAATACAATTACCAAAATAAGGATTGCCAACACCTTGTAGATTATAATGCTTAGTATTGAAAAGACGCATTACGCAATCTTCACATATGTTCATTAAAATTTACACATATGTTTAATTTGTGCTACACTTTTACTACCAACGTGTTTGCTAAAACCATAAGCATTAGCAAATTTCTTAGCACCACGAATAAAAGCGTTATATGCGATTTCAATATTAGAAAGTTGATTTGCAGGATGCATAGCAGCACCTTTCATTTTATTACTCATAATATTATTATTTTAAAGTTTATATTCTTCTACTCTATAATATTTAAGAACACCATGAAAACCTCTAGCTTGAAGTTCTTCGCGAAGTTCTCTTGAAGTAAAATCTTTAAATTTATCACTAACTCCTTTCTTTTCTCTTTCACAATTCATACAGATATTTCTGTGACCACCTGCATATTTACGAAAGTTATCTAAAGGAAGTTCTTTACCACAACATTTACATTTTTTTTTATTTTTAGTTGTAACTACTGTAGCAAGAGGTTGTTCATTATTTACCATATTTATATTTTTAATTTTATGTTAAAAGGAGAATAAGACCAATGAAAACTCTTAGCTTTATAATGTCTTATTTTACAACAATTTCTTATTAAAGAAGCGCTACAAGACATAGCTTTAGCAGCTTCTTCTGCAGAATTAAATTTAGCTATAACATTATAATTATCATCTAATTGATAAACAGGTTTTATTTCACTTTTACGAATTTTTGTTACTTTTTCTTTAAAATTATTATAAGTATTTTCGTTTCTTATGTTTTCAGAATTAGTAACCCATCTAAGGTTTTTAGCATTATTATTTGTTTTATCTCCATCAATATGGTCAATAATAGGCTTATTATCTGGATTTTCAACAAATAATTCTGCTATTAATCTATGAATCCTTATAGTAACTTTTTTACCTTGTTTTCTAAATGTTACAACTAAATATCCTGTATTATGTAATACAGGTTTTACTTCTCTTTTTCTGAAATGTTGTTTAACCCCTCTTTTATCTATAATAGTGTGTTCAGGAGAAATTATATTTCCACAATCACTTATAAGATACTCTATATCATAACCTTTAATTGGTTTCCAAATTTCTTTATGTTCCATATTTAAGATATAGTTTATTCTTACAGCGTGATGCAGCAACATAAAGTCGCCTATTAATTTCTTCTGCATCTGAATAAGGATTGCCATATTTGTCATATACAATATCATTAACATCTACAAAAGAAGTATCAAATGTTGAGCCTTGTGATTTATGAGAAGTAAGACTAAAACCATAATCTAAATCTCTTCCAAACTCAATTTTTCTAGTTGTAGGATTAATTATATTAGTTAAAAGAAGACAACTTTCTTTAAAACTAAAATAATCTCTCCAACGTTGAGCACGAACACGAGCACTTGCAACCTTAGCAGCTTGAATCATTTCACGAGCTGTTTTTACATACATTTGGATAGTGAAATTATCTTTATGGTCAATAATAAACAGCGGAGTTGTATTACTACCACCATGAATTGCAGTGAATCGTACCATAAAACCTTTAAGACCATATTTAGGATGTGTATAATTTACAACATCTTTTAAAATATATTCTTCAGAGTTTTTAATGATACAATCGTTAAACTGATTTACAATAGTTACATAACTAATAATTAAATCATTCTTAGTAATAACAGATTTATCAGAATCACTAATAATAGCGTTTCTTATAAATTTATTCCAAGCTGATACTGTATTATTAGTATATGCTATAACTTTTGCAAAATCAATATTTCGTGTTAATTCTTCATCACTAAAATTAATCTTAATTAGATTTTCAAATTCTAAAGGATTACAAACATGGTAACCTTTTGTATTATCTATATTAAATTGACTACGAACTTTAGATATATGTTCAAGAAATTTAAAACTTTTATGTTCTATATCATATCGTAACAATTCTAATAAATAACTTATAGGATTATCTTCACCTTGTCGAACAATCTGATTAAGTTTACTTGTTTTGACACCTTTAAAAGCAGAACTATATTTTTCATTAACAGGAGCAAGCTGAGAAGAATCACCAATATATATGATTTTACAATTATGGGTCTTACAAGTTTTCTCAAGAAACATTACAAGACCGCGATTAATCATAGATGATTCATCAACTATATACAACTGATAATTTCCAATTTTAATTTTACCTTTAGGGTCAAAAGGAGGATTATCAATATCAAACTTCTCAACATCAAAATTAAGTCTAAGACCTAAATCTGATTGAAGAGTGTTAACTTTAATGTTAGGAAGTTGGATACTATCATTCAATACTCTACAGGCTTTATGAGTAGGAGCGGCGAGACCAATTGTAGAATAACTTAATCCACAATTTTTAATAAGAGCTTTAACTAAATAAGTTTTACCAGTGCCTGCTGCTCCTACTAATGCTCTCTTATAATCATTAACATCATATGGAGAATTTATAAATGTAATAAGAGACTCATAAGCCTTAAGTTGGTCATCAGTAAATCCGCTAAGACTCATAGCGTCTCTACCATTAGCTTGACTTACGGCAGTTATATTCATAGATGTTTATTAAACTAAAGCACTAATATGCGCTCCTTGTTCTGTAAATGCTATAAGAGTTTCATAATTGAAATAATATTTACCATCTTTACGAACAATATGGCCTTCAATTAATAATCCTTCATAAAGAGTATCATATTGATTTGGAGAACCATAATAAGTATTAGCAATTACTGAATTTCTTATAATGCAAATATGTCGCTTATTTTTATCTAATTTCTTAGCAAATACACATAGTTTACCTTTAGGAGTAAAACTAGCAGGAGTAAGAGGTAGAACATGAAATTCTTTAATCACTTCATCTTCTACGGGGGATTGCGTTAATCTGGCTTTAAGAACATTATCATCTTTAAAGATAACAGCTTGACGTTTCTTACCAATTTTAGTAAATGCAGAATTTTTACGTTCTACATTTACTTTTTTGGTAGTAACGGCCTTAATAGTAGAAATATTAATTATAGGTTTAGCCATTATCTTTTCTTTTTATTAGTTAGAGTCTGTTCTTTAGCAGCTTTCTTAGATTCACGCTTATGTTTAGTAGGAGCATCAGAATCAGGTCGTTGAGTACGAACACTGACACTATTATTCCAAATAAACGTCCAGCCACAATAATGAGTAAGATAATCAATCCTACCCCAAGTTCTAATTCCAATTATAGCAGATTTAGGAGCTTGAATTGTCTTATCAGCATAATCTACTTTAAGTTTACTACCAACAAGACGAAGGTCTTTGCTTTCATCATGACGATTAGCCATTTTACAACAAATTTTAAAAATTAATCTTTATTTTAATTAACACTAATGATTTTATCAGTTAAATCTTGTGATTTTACAAAATACTCATTTGATGCACAAATATTAGCACAAATAGTATCATGTAGTTTTTCTCCATCACAACAATCAAGTTCACATAGACTACATCTATGTTTACAAGTAATATTTGTTTTGGTAAGATAGACAACGCCATCTATTATAACTCCGTTAAGTTTTTCCATTTTTACTTTTTAGTTATCAACTTTATCTATATCACCTCTAAGAAGATAATAATCTTCTTTAGATAATTCTTTAAAGTTAACAATAGTTATACTATCTACCTTTAATTGTTCTTTAAGTGTTTTTTCAAATAAACGAATAGAACATTCGGGAGTTTTAGCTATAGTAAAAGAATTACCAAATGAAATAAAATTACCTATCTTATATTTATAAGCAAGGAAATAATATTTAGCATTTGGAATATCAGTATCTATAGTTGTAGGATTATCATCGTTTAATATCATATTATAAAGTAATCTTTAAGGATTTCGCAGAGGTTTAAATTTTCATTCATATCATTATTAGGTTTAAATTAAACAATAAAATAACTATATAGAATATTATAAATATAATTATATTCTATATAGTTATTATTAATTGTAGCTCCAGCGAGAGTCGAACTCGCACAACCTTTACAGGTCAAAAGATTTTAAGTCTTTCGTGTCTACCTATTCCACCATGAAGCCAAATAGCCTCTCAATTAAGAGAGGCACCTTTATTATCAGTTCAATAATACTTACCAATGAAATCTACAAATACAAATTCATTTTCATCGGACTTATTATCATTAACATACATCTTAATAATCTTTTTATTATTAAACATAGCATATAATCTTGGAAACCAATCATCAATAATAGAGCCAGTCATTGATGAAATTTTTTGTATATATTTAGGAGTTTTAGCTAATTTATTAGGATTTACAAGATATTTCCAATCATATTTACGAGCACCTTCAATAAATTTAATATTATTATAACAATTAATCCATCGTTCTACATCATTTTTAAATAAAAGAGCATGACAAGCATTTGTGCTATTATTTCTTTTAGGAGTTTCTAATACAATTCTTATATAACAATCATCCCAACTATTTATAAGACTTAAATAATGTTCAACAGATGTAGTCTTAAAAGTCATATGGCCATGAGCAAATTTAGGAATACCATTTTCATAAGTAATTCGTAAATCAAACATACGAACACCTAAATTATGTTGGTCAATTATATTTAAATCTTGACATTTACCTACAAAATGAAATAAACGCATATACCATTTAGCAGGAGTTAAATAAGACATTGTATTATGAGAAGCAAGTTTCATGTTATTAATAATATTAAACGTTTTAAATATTTTTGATTGATTTAAGCCGTATAATTGATTAGCTGATTAACTTATCATTTAAGCAAATGAGATGCGAGAGAAAGCACCGTATAGGCCAAATTAGCCATATTTACAGATTAATTTAATTCTACACATTACATTTATATGCCAATATCAAAATAAAATATACTTCTACTTTCACAAGCAAAAGTATATGAAACACATTAATTTACATGACGAGAGTAAGCAATGTTAAATATATAATCTATATACCATATAAGCTAATCCAAATAGTGCAAGCATACTTGCAATAAATAAAATCCAATTAGCAGCATTAAGTTGTTTAATCTTTTTAGATTTAACTTCATTCTCGTAAATATTATTACTAAGTTCATCAAGAACATCTTCATGCCTTTCTTCAAGACATTTAAGTTCATGAGTAAGTTTATTTACACTATCGTGTTCATCATTATAGTGCAAAATCATATCACTAAGTTCTTTCGTAAGTTTACGTTCAACATCGTCTTTACGAAGAATAATTTCAACAAGTTGAGCTTTAGTCTTTTTCATAAGACCGCTATTAGCTTCAGCTTTAGGTTTGGATTCTTTTTCCATTTTAGTAGTATTTATTAAATGAATATTAATCTAATTGAAGATTAGAACCAAAATTATCAGTATCTTCTTCAATTATTTTATCTCCGTATAAATCTATATCATCGAAATCTTGATATAAACAATCTTCATCTATACTTACAGAATAATCATCAAACATAGCGTTATAACTCTTATTGATTATATTTTTTGCAAATATAAAATAAATAAAGATATTAATAGTACAATATAACTATTTTTAATATAATTATATTACACTATTAATATCTTTATAAGAACGATGATTTAGATTGCGAGCAATACAGGTACTCCCTTGCAGTTGTGTTTGACGAACTGTTTAAAGGCTAACGCGTAAGCCTTTCTAAGACTTGTTGTAAACACACTGATACCACTCATTTCATCATTAGAAACGTTGGATTTAAAGAAATAAAATTTAGACATGAGATTGTTATTTAGGTTAATAGTATTTTGTTATTTAGTCTCGGGAATTATGGAAACATTATAACCAGCAAGTTCACCATAAATATCATAAACTTTTTCAAAATGATTATATTCAGGATGAAGCTTGATAAATGTGCTAAGTTCACTTGCGCAAATAAATAAAGATTCCATTTGTTTTGATGTTTAAGTTAATGTTGTTTGTTGTTGTTATCAGTATATTCTCTTCCCATCTTTTTTTGAATCTCTTTGGGAAGATAATACTTATATTTTTTACCGGTTTTCTTGGATACCTTCCAAATGTAGAAAGCACCAGACTTAGACTTAAATACGTTATACTTCTCGTTCTTGATAGTATAAGTATCAGTCGTAGTAGAGTCGGTAAACTCTACTGATTGTTTTGCAGGTGCTATATAATCTTTAGCACCTGCAACAATTGCTAATCCTATTAGCAATACAAGAGATAAAATTATTCTTTTCATATGTTTAAGTTTTAATTAGTCCACCATTCACCGTGTTCATCTAAATACTCGTTATACTTATCGCTTTCTTGAATAACATCAAGATAATAATCGGGATTAACGATATATATGGAATCGCAATAATGTTCATATGTATAGTCACAAGTACTATTATTTCTAATAGTAAAAGTCTTATCATCATTGTAATGATACGATGTGTATAAAGCTACTGCTAACACAATTCCTGCAATTATTATTCCTATTGCAGAAATCTTTAGTGATTCAATAATTATTGATTTTGTTGATTCTTTCATTTTTGTATGTTTTTAATTAGTTCTTCTAATTCATTTAATAAATCATCTTTTAAATGTCCTCTTAAAGAATATATAAAAGCGTGTATTGCTTCAACATCTTCTTTTGTATGTAAATCAAACATTATATAGTTTATCATTTCTAATGCTGTACAAATAGCTAATTGAGGATTTATTTTACGTGTTATATATGGTTCCGTCATAGTCCTATTTGTTTAAATTATAAATGATATTCCAACTAATACTGCAAGTATTATGCTTGGCAATACACATAATGCTAAAAAGAAAGCGTTGAAGTGTTTTGGTTTATTTTTCGCATGGCAGTAAGATTGTTTATGTTGGCGATAATTTTATATGTTATGTTATAAGATATATTGAAGGAAAGTGTGAATTTGGAGATTGGTAAACAGTAAAGATAATAAAGAGGAATGAGTTGCAGAATCTCATTTTGAAGGAATTGAGAGTCCTGCTACTCATCCTCTTACACCTAATAACAATCTAATCCATATTCATTTCAAAAATCTTACTACTAATGTTCGCCCAGTTGATAACACTATCGCATATCATTTTAGGCAGGTTGAAACTAATAACGACTAAAACGCTTATCAATTTCACGATTTTACACACGATTCTTTTCATAATCCTTTTATGAATTAAGTTAATATTAGTGTTATTTATGAAGAAATTCAGTTTAAAGCTCCTATACCACGTCAAGGTATTCTTCTTATAGGAGATTTTTAAGATGATAATTAATATCATCTTAAGGGATTTCAACCTTACAATATAAATAATATAAAATTTAATACTGCAATTAGTATTATAATAATATAAGTTAGCTACTCTCATATTAGTTTATAATACTAATTGTCCAATAGCATTTGCAACTACTATTGAATGCTTCTCGCAACGAGGATTCAGTTCAATGCTCTTCACATTGACCAAAATATTTTTATTCATCATTATAATCTACCTGAATCTTGCTTAATATATAATGATATAGACAATCATCGTACAAATAATGATTGTCAAGTTCAACAAACTATTAAAAACATTCCCTCTATACAATATAAATGTTAACTCAGAGGTAAAAGTTAACATAGAGTCCTGTCTATTAATCAATCTGCACTTACAGGACAAAATGCAGTTGATGCCAAAAACTATATTGTATAATGCCAAAATGTTAAAGGTCAAGCAACGCTTATATGCTGTTTTCATTTTGACATCATGCCTAACTTGGATAGTATTGATTGAGCCTAACTTGGATAGTATTGATTGAGATAGGATTCATCCTCGTTCCACTCGCGCTGTCACAACATTGTAATAACGTTGTGACGCGAATGGTGCAAATAGCAATAGCTGAAATATTGCTATTTCTGCTATTGCTATTTGTGTGGGTGTGGTATTTAACCGGCTATTGAAGCAAATAACGCGCTTGCGGTTGGCATTTCGTTTGCGGATTTTGCTTCAATTGTCAGCGTGTCAGGGTTCATAATACGTTGTACTGCAATTTGACTTGCAAAGGCGGTGACGTGTGACTCAAAGGCGGTAATAGTATTTTTCCATACGTTGCTACCATACGTAGCTCCTTCCTCTCCGCCTTCTCTTAAATCCGTTGCTAATTTGTGGTCGCGCTGAATTGAAATTGTTGCACCTACTAAACAAAGTGCAACGATTTCGGGATTTAATACTCGTTTTGTTTTTGCACCTTGTACCGATGCCATTGCGAATGCTGTTGATAGCATTTCAGATTTCAGTCCGATTTGTCCTACTAACGTAGTAAGATTCATGCTAAATGAATTAGTTAGTATCTCTTCATTATTTTTGTTGTAACCTTTGAATGGTTCGCCGTCTACTTCAATGTAGTAACGATTCCCCTCTTCATTTGATGCTCGGCTGACGCGTAAAATATTTCGTTTTTCGATGTTTTGTGTTTCGCGTTCGTTGGTTGTTGTGTTGGTTTTGCTGGTTTCCATAATGGTAAAACATTTTAAGTTAGTAATATTGTGAATTGTGTTGCAATTGCGGTTGCAAGCAAGTGTCTGCGACATAGCGCAAATACTTTTTCGCAAATGCAAATGCAAAACTTGGATAGTATTGTTTGAGTAATTGAGCAATTTGAAAGAATTTCAAATTGCGAAACTTGGATTGTAGTGATTGAGTGAGGTAGATGTTGCTTTTGGTGGTGGGGGTATTGACAACGCTTCTCTTACACCAGGGGTTGGTTCTATATAGCCTCTCGCTCTCACAACTAAACTTCCCTATGTTACTAAAAAAAATTATTCTCCATATTACTAATAATCCTATTCCTGCTTACCATACTAACAATCTTTTTCGCTTTCACAACTAAACCTCCTCATTTTAAAAATTTTACTCTTCCTAAAATTGAAAATCTAAATCTTAATTCTACTACTAATGCTTCTTTTAATTTAAATCCAAATAATAATTTTATTTTTGCTTAAATCTCTAATCCTAATAATCCTCAAAATCATAATACTTTTCCAAATCCTAACAGTTATATCAGTCTAACAATCCTGTCAATGTGGTCTGTGAAATAAGGATTATTGCTCTAATTAGACTCTCAAATCTATTCTTCTTGCTACTCTTAAAACTACTTTTCTAGTTTCGTAGAGAATCAAAATAATCTTTAATTTGCTAATAGTAGAAGAATTATTAAGTTTAGTATAAATAAAAATAATACTCCTCGTATCACTACGAAGAGTATCTACAACCCATTTTCACTATAAACACAAGTAAAAAAACAATAATTAAAATAACCAATACCAAAATTTAAACTAACCACTTCAAAAACATCTCAACTAACATATTATCTAACCTTAAATTCGACGCTATTAATAAAAGTATTATTAATATTATTAATAATATTATCTTTAATTATATTATTAATATAAATATTAATTATTTACAAATATAATATATTCTTAAATATATATAAAATTTTTAACTATTTTTTAACTTATATCTTAAATAATATTTAACTTTACATTTTTTAATAATTTCTTATCATAATATCAAATATTATATTTATCTTTGTGACAAAGAATCTTTTAAAGATTATATTAATAAACATTTTAATGCTAAACTTAAAGCTATGATTAAATTTATTGCAAAAGGTAAGATTGGTACTTATGATATTAATCTTCCTACATCTATTGATGAGATTACTGAATCTTATATTTATGATGTTACAAAACAAGTTAAAATTGCTCCTAATTATTCTTTAATTGGTCTTATTTTTAAAGAGAAAGCATCTAATATTGCTCTTGCTATTAGAAAGAATAATAAAAAAGCGGATATTGCTGTTGTTCCTATTTTTGTAAAAGCAGGAGACTCTGATAGTAATTTTATTAATAATCTTAAAATTCGTCAAAAACTTATTGTTGCTTCTAGCGACATAATGAGAGCTTATCACGTTTCTACTCCTGATAATCAACTTACACTAAATAATCTTATGACTATAATGTCAGGAGATATTAATGCTAATAACACTCTTATAATGAGTGACGAATATTGTTATTTTATTGAATTTAAACTTATACCCAATTGTGATATTCATGGGGCATATGATATATATCCTAATAAAGATATGGTAAATCCTTTTATAGCTAAAATTTCAGAAGATACTAATACAGATAGTGCTTCTAAAATTATAGTTTAAGATTACATACCTTCTACGGGGGAGCTAATATAGCTCTCCTGTAGATATTAATATTAATATTAAAATCATGGCAGATACTTTTAAACTTCCTAATGGCGGATATAGTGTTGTCATATGCAGAAAACAAGATATTCTAGATTGCATTGATGAAAACATTATTGATAAAGATATAGCTTTATCTATTGTTGAACAATGTGAATTAGATGCTTCTAACTTTATTCGTCAAGGTAGATGGGCTGGTATTCCTTTTATTGGAAATATTCGAGTTCCTAAACCTAAACTTATGGAACAAGACCCTGCTCAACAAGCTCTTATAGATGAAGCTAAAGAACTACTTGACCCTAAACAATATATAATGTTTAGAAAACAACTTAGTTCTGAGAATTATCGAAAAGCTAAATATGAAAGGTATTTTAATTATATAACAAGTATTGCTGTTAATAAAAATAAAAAACTTTATAAGAAACTATGTAATGAAAAAGGAGAACATTATGCTAAGATTTATTTGTTTTCTTGTGCTAATATTACATCAGTTGATAATGAATATGTAATACTTGATGACGATGAATAGTAAACTATTAATAGATAGCCTGATTGTCATTGATGATAATGGGATGCCTAAACCTCCTACTACTCGTCAACTTATAGATAAAGATATAAGACAACTTTATACAAGAGATAAAACTCCTGATAAAAAGAATTATATAGCAGAATGTATTGTTATATATTATCTTGGAGATCCAAAATCTCCTGCAAGACAAGCCGGACTTAGTGACCCAGAAGCTCTTAAAATGGCTATTGAACAAGCCGGTCTTAATAAAGATTATATTCCCGATAAACTTGTTCTTAATTTAATAACAAGATATTATAATGAGAATATAACTGAAGCTGGTAAAGTTGTTGAAAACATTCTTAAGACAATTCATAATATTAATTTAAGTATTAATGTTGTAAATGATTTGCTTAATGAAAAGCTTAATTCAAATATCACGCTTGAAGAAGTTACTATTGTAATGCAACTTATAGATTCTGTTAGTAAGCGAGCTGGAGATATTCCTTCTCTTCTTAAGAAACTTGAAGAAGCTAAACAGAATCTTATGTATGAGAAAGAAACTGAACTTTCTCGTGGTGGTCAAGCAGTACTTTCTTCTATGGATTCTGAAGATTATGAGAGATAAAAGATATGATGAAATCTTTCTTTATTTTAAAGAAGATGGACATAAATATAATGATTCTAATGGTAATAGTTATACTTCTGTTACCACTTTGATTCATGATAATTATGTTCCTAAATTTAATAAGAAATATTGGCTTCATAAAAAATCTAAAGAACTTGGTATTACTGAAAAACAACTTGAAGCTCAATGGCAGGCTATAACCGATGAAGCTTGTTCACGAGGAACTATTACTCACAACGGTCTTGAAGATGCTATCAAAGATGTTAGTATGTTTAAGAAGGCTATTCAGTATCTTACTAAGATTGATGATGGACGTGTAGTAACAGTTGCTGATATTCCTTATCTTAAAGTTAAACCTCTCGATATAGAAGAATTTAAAAAAGCTACTAATAATAAATATGATGAAATATATAGAGTATTTCAATTCTATATTGATAAAGGATATACTATATATAGTGAAATAGGTGCTTTTCTTATTGACTATCTTATTTCAGGAACTATAGATATTCTTTGTATAAGAGATAAAGATTTTGTTATTCTTGATTGGAAAACTAATCGTGATGGTTTACAATTTGAAGCAGGTTATTTTAAAAAAGATAAAACTTGCAAACCTGTTCAAAGAACCAACGAATATGTTCGTAAATCAGAATTTATGTTACCTCCTCTTAATTATCTTCCTAATTGTAATGGTTATCATTACACTATGCAATTATCTCTCTATGCTAGGATGGTAGAACTTATTCTCGGTATTCCTTGTGTTGGTCTCGGTCTTTGTCATATTGCCAGTCCTTTTATTAAAAATAAATATGGAATGCCTTATAGAGATGAAAATAATCAATATCCTTTAGACCCAAACGGAGTTGAAATTCCTACTTGGCATCGTATTGGTTATCGTAGAAAAGAAGCAGATTTAGTTCTTGCTGATAGATTAGTTAAAGTTAAAGCTACTATAAATACTGATATTGTTCAAAAAAGTTTATTTGACTTATGAAAAATCAATTATATATTAAATGTAAAACTTATGATTTTGAAAAGTTATTTGCTCAAAAAGGTTATGCTTATTTTAAAAAAGGAAATTATAATTTAAATATAATTGGAGTTCGTAGTAACAATGATGATAAAGTTACAAATAAATATGACGATTATCTTGTAATTATATATAATACTGAGAATGGTTGGAAACGTCAAATTTATACTATTACTACTGAGCCAGGACTTAAGCTAATGCTTAATCCAACTAATCATAAAGGTACTGCTATTCTTGCTCCCGGCCAATATAGAGGAACATATAAAATTGATAAACATAACGGAAAGTATGATGCACTTTGTCAACGTAATAAACCTGTTAAAGTTTATCGAGATAATAATCGCAATGCTATTTATGATTACAATCCTAATACTATAGATACTGGAATGTTTGGGATTAACATTCATCGTTCTAATGAGTTTTGGACTCGTGCTACAATAGACCAATATTCAGCAGGTTGTCAAGTATTTAATGACCCTAAAGAATTTACTTCTTTTATGAATCTTGTTAAAAAGTCTGCTTCTATTTACGGAAATTGTTTTACTTATACTCTTATAACAGAAGATGAACTCGACAACATTTAATATAATAGTACAATCTTTAATTAAAGGTTTAAGTTTTGCGTTTATTGCAATAGCTATTGTATGTCTTGTATCAGGTATCATAGATAAATGTGGTAGAAAAGTTAGTACAACCACCTCCCCCGTAGAAAGCATTCAAATAGATTCCATAGCTAAAGAGAATGATAAACTTATTATTGAAGTTGAACATTTAGATAGTATTAAAGATGCGAAAGTTATTGAAGTTAAGAGTCTTGATAATGATAGTACTCTTAAATTGTTCTATAAACTTATTGGCAAATAATGATAATAAAGATTCTCACATTCCTACGGGGGAGGTAGTTAATCGCAACGACTCGGTTCTTATTTCTTATGATGATTTAAGACTTGCTAATAGCAAACTTATAGAACTTGAATATGAAAGACAAATTAATAATAACCTTCGCAGTGTTATCGCTAATGATAGCATTATTATACGAAATTACAAAACTATTAATCAAAATATTAACAAAGACTGTAAAAAAGCAATTCATCAAAGAAATATAGCTATTGGTAGTACAGCTTTATTTCTTATTGCTACAGTCATTCTAATTGTAAAATGATATGTTAAAACTTGAAGCAAATGTAGAGGAGATTGTTAGAACTTATCCTTTTTTAAATTACATTAATGAGGATAAAAGTCATTATAAAACAGCTACTGAAGCTGGATATAATGACCCAGATAATTTATTTCTTGTAGGTGATAGTGGAGGATTTCTTCTTAATATTCAGCCTGGTGATAAATTTGTAAATACTCATTTATTTACTGAAATGGCTGATTTTTATCGTAAGAATAAAAAGTATACTTTTCTTAAAGAAGATACTATTCCTCATAGACAACTTAGAAAAAGAGAAGAATATCGTAGAAAACATGGTATTAGTATGCCATGTCTTTTGCGTAACGGTAAAATTCAAAATATAAGAATTACAGGTTCTCATTATAATTTTCTTAATTATACTATGATTGAGCAGCTTGATGAAAGTACTACTAAAGCTACTTCTAAATCTAGTGTTGCTAAGAAATATTATGATTTTAGTAAGTTTATTGATGCTCAATTTTGGACGTTTCATGTGATGGAATTTGCTATTCGTAACGGTTTTCATCTTATTATAGATAAAACTCGTCGTGGGGGATTCTCTTATATTATGGCTGCCGATAGTGCTAATAATATAAACTTACAACCTCGTAAAGTTCAAATCCATGTTGCTGCTGATAAAAAATATCTTGTAGCTACTGGTGGTCTTACTGACTTTGCTATAAATAATCTTCGTTTCTTCGAAACTAAAACTCCTTTTGTGAAAGGTATTCTTTCTACAGATAAAGAAAACTTTCGTCTTGGATTTAAACTTCCTAATGGAGTAGTTAGTCCTAAAAGTTGGAACTCTGCTTTATTTACTGTATCTGCAATGAACAATCCAGATTGCGCTATTGGTAAAGATGCTGTTAATGTTAAAGTAGAGGAGCTTTCTACTATGGAAAACTTTGACGAGTTTATGTCTGTAACAGAACCTGCAATGCGTACTGGTAGTTATACTACTGGTAGTTTGTTCTGTTGGGGAACTGCTACTTCTGGTAATATGCAAGTTTTTGAACAAAATTTTTATTCTCCACGTTCTTATAACTTTATGCCTTTTGAGAATGTTTGGGATAAAGATTGTCGTAATGAAATTTGTGGTTATTTTAAAAGCTATGCTTGGGGACTTCAAGGTCAGATTGGAGACCAATATGCTATGGATGCAGATGGTAATTCTGATATAGAAGTCGGTCTTCGTATTGCTTATGAAGAACGTAAAAAGAAAAAAGATAGTTCTAAAACCTTTGCTGATTATATTAACTATCTTGGTCAATATGCACTAATGCCTGCTGAGTCTTTTAGTTCTGCTACTGAGAATCTATTTAGTAGTGAGGAATTAATGGCTTGGGAAGAACGTCTTAGAACTGATAATAGTTTTAAATTTTATGCAGATGGTTGGCTATTTGAAGAAAAAGGTAAAGTTATATTTAAAACAAATTCTCGTATTCAAATAGAAGGCGGAAAACATAATATAGATTATTTTGATTGGATTGAAGGTGTTCCTCGTAAAGGTCACGAGCATCCTCACGGCTGTATTAGGAAATGGTTTAATCCAATGCAGATTCCTTTTATTGATAAAAATGGAAAACAAACTACTGGAACTCCTCCTGGATTATATTCTATTAGTTATGACCCAGTAGGTGTTAATAAAGAAAATAAACTTATTACTAATAAGCATTCTCATAACTCTATTAAAGTTTGGATGAATCCTTGTCAGTATAATGGATTTAAAACAGCACTTGTAGCTGCTTATTACGGTCGTCCTGAAAAACTTGAAGAAGCTGATAAAGTTTGTTTATTACTTGCTAAGTATTATAATTGTATTGGAACAACAGGCGTTGAAATTAACCGTGGTGAAACTGTAAGTAACTTTACTAAATGGAAAGCACTAAAGTATCTTATGAAAGACCCAGTTCAAATTTGGGATACTTCTATTAAAGGTAATGTAGTGTCTACTTATGGTGTTAACATGGGTGATGGAACAAAGAAACTTGAAGGTCTTCGTTTACTTAAAGAAATGCTTTATTCTGTGGTAGGTCAAGATGAACTTGGTAATGATGTTTATTTATTTCAAACTATTTATGATTATCAAACAATTCTTGAACTTAAAAAATGGAATAGTCTTGGTAACTTTGACCGAGTTTCTGAAATGATTATTCGTGCTCTTCAATGGCGACTTTGTGATATAGAAGCTGCTAAAGAACTTGCACATCGTAAAAAAGTATTAGAAGTTAATGATAATAAAAATGTATTAACTAGAGCTTGGTTTTAATATGGCTAAATTTAAAGTTATTCCTATAGATATTTATAGACGCGATATTACAGTTTTCATAGGTAGTCATGATGAGTTTAAAGCTTGGATTGCTACTTGTGAAGTTCCTACTAGTTGGGAACAACTTGTAGAAACTGTGATGGATAGCGATGATAATGCTGAAGCTTCATATTGGTATAATAGTAATAACGGTAATGGTATAATAGAACTTAAAAAACATCCTGAAACAAAAGAAGAAATTGCTACTGCTGTTCATGAATGTCTTCATTGTGTTATGAGAGTTCTATCTTATATTGGTATACCTTGTATAGAATATGAAGCAAATGAAGCTTATACTTATCTGTTAGAATATATTCTAACAAAAGTATTAGATTATAATGATTATGAACTTGTAAAACTATAATATTATGATGCCTAATTACAATGCTACTTTTCCTCAACAAAGAGTAAGTGGTGCAGTTAAAAAGACAGCAGAATGGTATGCTAATTGTATAGATTATATTATAGATGCTGGTCTTAGTTTTAATGACCGAAGAGATACTGAAACTAAACTTTCAATTCTTAGAGGTAACATTCCTAATGAGTTTTATAAGAAAACTCTAAATCCTTATAATAGTTCTAATGAAAAATATCAAAGGTTTCCTGCTACTATGCGTAACCTTGATATTATGTCAGATATTATTCGTCGTTATGTATCTGAATATTTTAAAGGTATTCATGAGTTTGTAGTTGGAGCTAATAATCCAGATATTGTTATTAATAAAAATGCTAAGCTTAAAGAAAAGCTTACTCAATTAGCACAACAAGCATTTCAACAAGAGTTTGAAAAACAATTTCAAGCTATGTTGCAACAAGCTCAACAAAATGGTCAAGACCCTAATACTATTAATCCTCAAGATGCAATGCCTGACCCTGAGCAATTTATTGCTGATTTCAATGCTAAGTATATTGATGATGAAAGTAAGCAAGGTCAAGATGTTTTAGACTATGTTAGGTCTATGACTCAAGATAATATTATATATTTATCTGCGTTTTTTGATTTTGTTTCTTTAGGTGAATGTTATTCTTATTCTGATGTAAGAGGTGATAAACTTTTTAAAGAACACGTTCCTGTTCTTGAAGCTTATCCTATTCCTAATAGTAATTTCTTTGTAGAAGACCATGATATGTTTGCTCGTAGGATGTTAATGTCTTATCAGCAGATTATAGATATGTTTGATGATTTTCTTGATGAAAAAGATAAATATTTTCTTGAAAATCATTATGGTCGTGCTTATTCTCATGGAGGTACAACACAGCTTTCTTGGACACAAATGTTTGAAAGTTATTCTGATGTTTGTACTAAGTTCTCTAAAGAAGAACGAGAAGCATTCAAATCAGAGCCTGTAACTATTTATTCAGAGAATAATAACCTATTTGAAGTTTGGCACGTTGTTTGGCGTGGAGAAGCTAAACGTGGTATTCTTACTTATATAAATGAACTTGGATTACAAACTACTCGTGTAGTAGAAGAAGGTTATCAACTTAATAAAGAACTTGGAGATATAAGTATTGAATGGGCTTATGAACCTCAAGTTTATGAAGGTTATCGTATTGGTTCTCGATATACTTCTATTTATCCTATTAAAGCTCGTCCTGTAGCATTTAATCGTAAAGGTAAACTTCCTTATAATGGTATTATGGAAGTTCTTCCTATGATGGGTAAATTTAGCATTATTAAACTTGTTACTCCTTATCAAATAATGCGAAATATATTTGCTTATCATAGAGAAATGGTAATTGCTAAAAATAAAATGCTTATCTTATTATTACCTGAATCTCTTATTGCAAGTAATACTGAAGATAAGATTTATAAAATGGCTGCTGATGGTGTTCTTCTAATTGACGATTCAGAAGATACTAATTCTCTTAAAGCTCAACAAATTAGATTACTTAATGCTAATATGGGAGACTATATTACTCAGCTTACTAATCTAATGGAATCTACTAAACTTGAAGCCCGAGAAATGGTAGATATGAATAGTCAGCGTTATGGAGATATTGCTCAAAGTGCTGGTGTTGGAACAACACAAGAAGCTATTACTCGTTCTTCTATGGGCATGGTTATTCTTGTTCAAATGTTTGACGAGTTTAGAAAAGCTGATTATAATCGTGATTTAGATTATTGCAAACTTGCTTATGTTGATGGTCTTGACACTTCTTATTGGGATGAACTTGGTCAACGTCGTACTATAAGTTTAGATGTGGAAAGCTTTATTGGTTCTGACTATTCTACTACTGTACGCAATGATGCTAAAGAACTCGATAAGGTTCAACAACTTCGTCAATGGGCATTTAGTGCTGCTCAAAATGGTGACCTTGATATGGCTATTGCCGCAATATCTGGAGATAATGTTACTCAAATTAAAGCACAAGTGCTAAAGTTCATGGAGATTAAACGTCAGCATGAAGAGCAAATGCAACAGATGGAACAGATGCTTAAACAAGAAGAACTGCAATCTAAACTTCAACAGATTGAGGCTAAAGGTGTTCAAGACCGTCTTACTGAGGAACTTAAATATTCTTATGAAATGCAACTTAAATATGTAGATGTTGATATGTCTATGCTTGCTGCTGGTAATTCCTCTGATGCAGATAAAACTCGTATTTCTGCAATGGCTGAAGAAAATAAGCGTAATCTTGAACAACAGCGTATTAATCTTGAACGTGAAAAGATGATGGCTGATACTTATAGTAAAGCGGCTGATAGACAGGTTAAACGTCATCAAATTGATACTCAATTAAAAATAGCTAAAACTAATAAAAATAAATATGATAAGTAAACTTTATTATAAACTTGCTAATATAGCTAAAGATAAACTTCTACATTATTTTATTTCTTATATAATTGTAGATTTCTGTTTATCTATTAGTTATTGCATTGGTCTAACCAATTGGCTTAGTCTATTAATAGCTGTAAGTGTTGCTAGTCTTTGTATTTTTGGTAAAGAAACTCTTGACCAAATTAAATATAAAGGTTGGGATTGGAAAGACATTCTTGCTGGATATTTAGGAGTAATTACTAAACTAATCTTATTTCTACCCATGATATTGTAGTGCATTTCCAAACTACTCTTTGTCCTCGTTTTGATGAGATTCATTAAGACGAGGACATCTTATTTTATTCTATATATTTTCAAGCGATTTAAGCCACAAAATTCAATTTACAATAAACTTATCATTGAGCATATTTGAATCGACTATAGCACACCTCAGATAGCAAATTGGCCTATGTTCAGATTATTTTACCGAAGTATTTTGAACTAACAATCCGTTATCTTTCTTCTAATCTTGGCAGTAATATTATACCAAAGGACAATCTTAATGTTTATTTTGATAAAATTCTTAGAAATTATTTTGATATTTTGCTTAAATGTAGTTATATTTGTAGCGTTTAGTTAAACTAATTTTAATAACCAACTTAATCATATTTTTATGGCTGTAGCAGATATTGATTTTGAAGGTGCAGGTGGTCAAACTGGTAATACCACATCTGCAACTAATCCTTTAGATAACAATGACAATACTGTTAATCAAGAGGATACTACGTCTCTTAATGGTGATACAGTAGAAGATGTTACAGGTAAGGATGGTAATAATCCTAATAACCAAGACACAAATTCTACTGATGATAATGATAACAACCTTTCTACGGGGGAGCTAGCCGTTGGCGATAGTGTAGAAGTAGATGGTACTACTTATACTGTAGCTCAGAACGGTGACCTTGTAGATGATAAAGGTAATGTATTTAAACAAGCTTCTGAAGTAGCCGAATGGCTTAAGTCTGTTGATGTTGAAGATAATGCTGAGGCTAACGACCTTTCGTTAGCTTCTATTCAGGAAAGTCTCGGTGTTACTATCACTGATGAACAGGGCAAACCTATTGAATTTACTAATGATGCCGCTGGTGTTAAATCGTATGTAGATTCTGTTATTGCTCTTAAGTCTAACGAACTTCAAGAAGCTGCTATTAACCGTCTTTATCAAGACAATCCTCTTCTTCGTCAGTTCCAGGATTACGTTCAACTTAATGGTTCTCCTCGTGGATTTGGCGAACTTCCTGATCGTAGCGGTATTCAACTTGATAAGGATAATGAAGCTCAACTTATTGCTGTTATCAAAATGGCTGCTAGTGAGTTTGGTAATAAAAGTCTTAACGATAATTATATTCGCTATCTTCGCGATGGAGGTGGTCTTTATGATGAAGCCAAAACTCAGCTTGCAGCTCTTATTGAAAAGGATAATGCAGTTCGTAAAGAAATTGCTATCAAAGCAGAAGAACAACGTAAGCAAGAAGAAGCTCATATTACTGAATATTGGAATAGTATAAATAAGATTATTGAAGGTCGAGTTATTGGTGGTTATAAAATTCCTGAAAGCTTTACTAAAGAAGTTAATGGACAGAAAGTTGTAATTACTCCTAATGATTTCTTTAAATATATTTCTGTTCCTGTTGAAACCGAAGATGGTCAAAGGTTAACTAAATATCAAAGAGATTTAGCTGCTCTTAGTGATGAACAATATATGAATCGAGAGCTTCTTGATTCTTGGCTTATGTTTACTGGTGGTACATATAAAGATTTGATTGATATGGCTGTCAAAGAAGAAAAAGTTCGTCAATTACGTGTTAAGTCAAAAGAACATCGTTCTACTAAAACTGTTAAAGTAATTAAAAATTCAGCTACTAAATCTAATATTGATGATATAGTTCTTTAATATATTTTTAATTGTTTAATTTTTAAGTTTTAGTTTTATGTATAAACTTAGAGAAGTATCTCGTGGTAATTATGATGACCGTGGTTACTCTAATGAGGAAACCATTGCTCATCTTATGCTTGCTAAACCTGAGGAAATTAACAACATTCTTACTTATACTTATGGTATGGATGATGACCGCTTTCCTCTTACTTTCCTTACTGAGGGTCAAGGCAGTGCTGGTGTTGTAGACATTAATACTGTTCAATGGACTTGGAAGACTATGGGTCGCATGAAGTTTAACGATTATGTTCTTTATTTCGATGGTGCTCATATTGAAACCCCTGGTAAAGGCGGTACTATGTTTGATGTTGAGTTTGCCACTCACTGGCTTATTGAACAATATGGTCTTATTGCTCCTGATGGCATTACTCAAGTTCGTATTATGAAAGACCTTGGCGAAGGTACTCATGGTGGTTATGTCTATCGCCTTAAACTTACTAATCCCGACCCCAACGCTTTTGTAGATACTGATAATCTTATGCGTGGTAAATATTGGTCTATGACTGCTCCTACTATTAGTGAATCTTATTCTAAAGGTAATAGGAGTAATGTTATGGGACCTGGTAAGATGACAAGTCAACTTGAGTTCCACCGTTATTCTAAAGAAATTGCTGGTAATATTTCTAATGTTGTTGTAACTTATGAATTTAAGACTAAAGGTGGTGGTACTACTAACCTTTGGATTAATGAAGAGATGCGTCAACATGACATTACTTGTCGTATTATGGACGAAGAGCGTCTGTGGCTTGCTGAATATAACCGTACCGAGAATGGTGAAATTCCTCTTATTGACCCCGATAATGGTCAGCCCATTCCTCATACTGCTGGTATGATGCAGATTTGCCGTGAATCCAATTACGATACTTATGGTGAAGTTCTTACTCTGAATAAGATCGAGCGCACTATTGGCGATATTCTTGATAAAGATACTGATACCGGTTCCATGGAAGTTGTTCTTATGGGTGGTAAAGGCTTTATGGAAGATTTCGACCAAGCTATTCGTAATGATGCTCGTTCTGAAGGCTTTGCTACTCCGCTCGGTGATAAGATGATTGAAGATTATAATGGTGGTCTTTCGTATGGTAAGTACTTCCGTCGTTATAAGACTGTTGATAATCATATTATTACCGTTCAAGCTCTTCCGTTCCTTGACCATGGTACTCTTGCTGAGAATGCTAAATCGAATGGTATGATTCATCCTCGTACTGGTCGTCCTATGACTTCGCATCAAGCTTTTCTTATTGATATGTCTACTTATCAAGGTGTTCGCAATGTGCGTAAAGTTCGTCAGAAAGGTCAGATTTATAAGAGTGGTGTTCTGAAAGGTCTTACTGATATTCCTGCTTCTTGGGGCGCAGTTCCTACTAATTCTATTTCTACTGAGATTGATATGTCTCGTTATGAAATTAAGAATAGCTATGGTCTGCAAGTTAACAACGCTACCAAGATGATGCAGTTGAAGTGTGTACTTTAATTGATAAATTTAATTAATATAATAGAACAATGGATATTAAAACTCCTAATGTTGGAACTCCAGCTAAAGTTCAAGAAGGACAAATTGAAAGTGTGGCTGTTGCAGTCGATGACGAATTAGATAAACCCTATCTTGACAAGCGTAGTGTAACTATCAGTCTGGTTCATAACTATTCTAATTATCGTAAGGTTAATATGAAGGTTCTTGGACAACGTAAAGAAACGATTGGTAGTTCCATTACGTCTTGTCGGATTCTTTCATCTAATCAAGGTGAAGTTGAAGCATACTTTCCTGCACTTATAGGTCTTTCTCCAAATAATCCTCAATTTATTACCCGAGTCAAGGCTTGGCTTAGTAACATTCAGTTTGTTGTAAACGATAACGATGTTTCTCTTGATATTTCTTTTAATTATAATACTAAAAGGGATTATCTTGAATTTAAACGTAAAGAGGATGCTATTGATGAGGAGTATTCCAAAACAAATAGGGCTAATACTATTCAAATTCGAGAAGCAATTAAACGTAAAATAGATGCGCTTAATGCTCTTGAATCTGAAAAATATAAAGTAGGTCGTCCTGTTAATCTTGAAGAGTATCTAATGTATCGTCATTGCCTTCTTTATCGTGACGTTGCAAAGGACATGGCTCTTATCAATAGTGACCCCTCTCTTCGTTTTTATATTAAAGATGAAGCTAAAGAAATTGAAAAGCAGAAGAAACTTATTCAAGCTCGTAAAACTGCTATGCGTAACTTTATTGAACTTAGCGCTTCTGAGTCTAAGTTTAATGCTGTTTACGTAACAATGATAGCAATGCGTAATGAAAACGTATCTGAAGCTCTTCTTCGTTCAATGTCTGAGAAAGAACAAATTCTTATGGATTTTGTTAATACTAATCCTGATAAGTTTAACAAACTTGTTCATGATAACAACATTGTAACTAAAGCTTTCATTGAAACTCTTATTGTTCGCGGTGAACTTGTTCGTGCTGAGTTTAATCAGCAAATTTCTACAGCAGAAGGTGCTTTTATTGGTAGTAATATGAATGAAGCTGTTGCTTATTTCAATAATCCTAACAATAAGGATATTCGTACTGCTTATGAAAATAAATTAAAATTGTTCTAAGTTATGGATATATCAACAATGCACGTTTGGTTTCGTCAGTATGCTCAACAAATGGGTATGCAAAATATTCGTGCTATTCTTCCTGAACAAATTGACATCTGCCTTAATACGAGCATTATTGATATAGTTAAACGACTCGTTAAAAGTAATATCCAACTTACATCCGATGGTACCAATACTAATAATAAGATTGGACCTCTTAATGCTTTAACTACATTATTTAAAACTGTTGATGTTCCTTTATATACTGAATCTTCTAATAAAGACGGTACTAAAACATATACTGGTTTTAAATTTTATGCTAAAGATAAAAATGTAGGTAAAATATCAGGTACATTAGATGATAATATTGTTAATAGTTTATATATTTTAGATTTTTCTTTAGCATATAAACAAATTAATAATAATAGTGGTTTAATGGAAGGAACTCCTTCTACTTTACCTGTGTTTGAGGATAATACTGAAACTAAATTTTATCCAGTTCGCATTATTGATAGTACTCTTGCCTCTAAAAGTATAAACGATTTTATTCTTAAAAACAAATTTAATAGTCCTATTATTGTTAATCATGATTTATCTACATATGATTTATACACAGATAAATTTAATAAGATAGACGATAATGGTACTATTAAATACGTTCTAAGTAATAATTATTTGCCTTATCAACTTCAAATTTCATATATTAAATATCCTAATAAAGTAAGTTTAACAAATGGTATCAGTTGTGATTTAGAAGAGAGTGTTCACATTGACGTTGTTAAGCAAGCAGTTGATTACTTTAAAGCTAGTATTTCAGGTTCGATGTTATCTCAACAAGAACAAACTCCACAACAAGTAAATGTTGATAGTAACTACAATAATGCTAATACTCAATAATCGTTTAATAATTAAAATATAAATAACAATGAAACAATTATTTATTGCTAAAAATGTAGCATATCCTACTTCTACTGATATGTCTACTTTAGCAGACGGAGCTATTGCTCTTGTCAATCCCGCAGACGGTTCGATTCTTACTGCTGCTCCTACTTCTAACTTTTCGATTTTTGTAGGTCGCGGTACTGGTAAGCTTGCTCGTATGTTCCCTGAAGTTGATGTAAAAACTCTTCAAGTAACTAAGGGTAGTTACGAAGCTGGTGCTACTTTTACAGCTAAAATTACGGTTCCTACTCCTGAAAAAGGTTCGGATTATACTGTAGTTATTGTTAAGAAAGGTACTGTGTTCAACGAACGTAGTAATTGGACTTTCACTACTGTAGCTACTACCACTACTGCTGCTGATGTAGCTAAACAGATTGTTGACCAAATTAATGGTAATACTTATCAGCTTGGTGTTAAAGCAACATATAGCGGTGGTGCTATTACTATTACTGCAACCGAGGCTGGCAAGGATTATGAGGTGCTTGGTGCAGACGCTCTTACGGGGGTTGCACCTACTGATGTAACTCATGGTAAGAAGGCTATGTATGATAAAGCCTATATTCAAGACCTTGCTTCTCGTTGTGCTGCCGGTAAAGGTTTCAACTATCTTGGTGAAGATGGTAAGGAAATTTATCCTGGCTATCCTGAAACTGTAGATGCTGACAAATATGTTCTTTATACTCTTCGTTTTGCTGTTCCTCGTTTTGCTGCTAAACAGCGTGATGAAGTTGTATATCAATTAGTTCATATTGCAGTTCCTGTAGGCGCTCCTTCTATCTCTACGCTTGATACTATTCTTGGTACAAGCACTGCTATAGCAAGTAATTTAGAAGCAGATAGTTCTGAAGGTTAATCTTAATATCTAAAACGTACTTCTCCTAATAATATTACAATATGTTATTAAGAGGAGTACGTTTTTATTTATAATATCATGGACGAATTACAAGCAGCAAATGATATAATCAGTAATGCAATTAAAAATTCATCTTATACTACAGTTTTAATTTCAAGCGGCGTTTTTATTCTATATACTCTTATTATTAAAATTGTAGATTATTATAAATCTAAAGATAAACATAAGCCATTGTTAGAAATGGCATCTGCCATAAAAGATGTTAGTGAAAATGTAGTAAAGCTTAATCAGGTTTTAGATAAAACTATTCAAAATGCTGAGCAAAAAGAATATGACAGAATAGCTAATGTTATTATTGCATCATTTCTTAGCTTTAAATCTGGTATTTTAGACCAATGTATTGATACAATAATACATAATAATGTAGAGAAGAATAAAGATACAATTACTCAAAATGTTTATAAAACTGTAAGTACAGAGTATTATAAACTTTATTCTATTTTTTCAGCATACGAACATGATTCGATTAGTATTTCTACAAAAATTAAAGAAGAATGGATTGATGACGTAACTGATGAATGTATTGCCATTATATATGATGGTACAGATGCTCTTACAAGAATAAGACGACTTAATCATAAACTTGGTCTTATTACTGACGAGTATTCTATATATGTTAAAAATAAGATTCTAAATCATTAATAAGATGTTCTTATGTATAATGATGAAATTAGAAAAAATATAATTGATGACCTTGAGAGCAAAGCTTTAAGTGTTGCAAACACCGCTATAGCTTTAGCCTCTCAAGGCTATCTTATTAATAAGAATAAGTATATTAAATTAGATTGGACATCAGTACTTATTCATGCTTTTGAAAATATTAATGTCCTTAGTGAAGAACAACAAAATAAAGTAGAACTTCTTTATAATAAAATTTCTAAATTATGAGCGAGCTACAACCTATTGAGTTAGAATATATTTATGTTACAATTCCAGCTGAATATATTTGTGTTTATCATCGTATCCTTGCAATGATGGCAGATTATGGTGAAGAAATGCTTAAAGATTGTAAGGCTAGTTGTACTAATAGAAATTATGGAGTTATTGAATGTTTTAATATGTTTAATGCGGCTGTTGCTTGTCGTAAACTTGGAAAAGAAAAACAAGCAGAACTTATTATTAAATATATTAAAGCTAAAATAAATCAAATATATAAGAATAAAGATAATTCTACAAGTTTTGTTTTTCCTGTAGATGAAACTGGTCAATTAAAAGCGTATGTTAGTTGTGGAGAACGTCCTAGATTTGAAATTAATCCTGACGATATGAATCTCTATGAACATAAGTTTGAAAATGGTTTTAATGAACATTTTAGACTCGGTCCTGAAGATGAACCTAGAGAAAGAAAAGTTCCTATAGCTCCTGGAAGTAAGTTTGGATTAGCTGTAAGATTAGATGCAGATTATGAATTTATAGATGGAGAATATAAACCATGCGCTTCAATTCATGCTTATTTTGATGGAGTTGAAATCGATATGAATGATACAATTTATGATTATTATTTTGATGACAAACCTGTAATTAGATTCAATGATGTTACAAATCTTGAAGTTGGAATACATAATTTTAAGTGTGTTGTTACTTATAAAGGTATTACTAAAATAGCTAATGTAGATTGTTTTTATCATGGAAACCCAAATTGATAAATTAGGTAAAGTTGCTATTACAGTTGAGCCTGAGGATTGGGATTATAATAAAGACTATGATAAACTTACTATTGTTTTAGATAGAAAGACGTATAGTAGTTATATTAGCAGAAAAGCCGTTCCTGCTTGCACTTATTTAACAGACAGAGAATATTGGCAACCTTTTAGTTCTCTTAAAGAAGAAATTGTTATGGATTTCAATTCTTTAAAGAAAGAAGTTGCTAATATTAAAGGAACAGCTAAGAAAAAGAAACCTAGTCTACTTAAGAGTCTATCTCCTCATACTCCTATAATGCCAATCGAAGGCGTTGTTCCTATTACTAAAGGTGCTCCAGATAGAAATTTCTATTTTAGTAATATGGTAAAAATAACAATACGTATTCCTATAAATATTAAAACTATTACTTTTAATCTAAAAGAATATTTAGATTTTATTCCTGATATTACTGAAATTGATATTATGTATAATGCTCAACATACAGGAGATGTTGAAGGAATTTATCGTAGTATAGATAAAGATTATAATATAACTATAGGATACAGAGAATTAAATCCGTATTCTTCTAATAATTATGCTTCTATACCAATTTTTATTAAAATATTTAAAAACCCTACACTTCTACTTAAAGAATATGGTAAAATTAAAAATATAAATAAAAAATATGGTAAAAATGTAGTTAGGAAAACTCTTCCTAAACCTATTTTAGGTGTAGATTATAATCTTAAACTTAAAGGTATTTCTTATAAAATTGGTCCAGATACATCAACTCCTAAAGGTAGACACGTTCAAATTCAAGTTTTAACTACTAGTAATACTAATAAGGATGGAGTTTATAGTGTTACAAAATGGAGAAATGTTATACATAAAACAGCAAATAAACCAGATGTTAATGGTATGGTTCAAATAGATGATAGTATAATGCGAATTAGATGTATTAGTAAAAAGTATGCTTCTGATTGGGTTTATTATGCTTGTCTACAGAAAAATCATAAACTATTAGATAAAGTTGGTACTTTTATGAAAGAGATTCATGATATTGATAAAATTAAATATAGAACTGGTCGTAAGCGATAAACACGACCAAAGGCTGATTGATTGTGGACACGAACAGCACTCGTTGCATTTCGATTGTGCTTCACAAACATCAGCCTTTGTGACACAAAGATAATGACAATATTATTACTATACAAATAAATTTTTAATGTACTGATTATTATGAAATTACAAATAGACAAACTTGGCAAAGTTGCTGTAACAATAGAAAAAGATTATTGGGATGTTAATAAAGATTACGATAAACTTACTATTGTTCAAGTAGAAGATGCTTTTGGAACCTATATTAGTCGTAAGCCGGTTCTTGCAGGGACTGTACTTACTGATAGAGAATATTGGATTCCTTTTAGTTCTTTACGCGAAGATATAGTTTTAGATTATAATTCTTTTAAAGCTAAATATGATTTAGAACTAAGTGATATTAAAAAAGTATTAGAACTTCATACTAAAGATATTACTACATTACGAGAAACTCAAGCTCAACTTACTAGTGATATTAATTTAACACTAGAGCAAGTTCAAGAAATGATACGTACTGCTAATACTACTTTATCTACAGCTAGAGCAGCAGTTATTACAGCTAATAGAACTTCTGATTATGTTAAACAAAAACTAACGGAATTTGAGGATTCTAAAGGTGCTCCTAATGGTATTGCAACATTAGATGATTCTGGTTATGTACCTAGTTCTCAGCTTCCTTCTTACGTAGATGATGTTCTTGAGTTTGATAACGTTAGTGATTTTCCTACTCCTGGTGAATCTGGTAAAATTTATGTAGCTTTATCTACTGAAAATACTTATAGGTGGAGTGGAACTAAATATGTTGAAATTAGTAAAAGTTTAGCTTTAGGCGAAACTTCTTCAACTGCTTATGCAGGCGATAAAGGTAAAAAAAATGCAGAAGATATTAATAAGGTTAAGACTACTATTAATTCTTTACCTCTTAAACTTGTTGAAGAAATTACTTATTCTAGTAATAAAACATCTGGCGTTTTAGATGCAAATACTTATAATAAAACTATTAACGGAACTTATGAAAATACAGGGCTTACTAGAGTTAATATTCCTTCTGCTACTACAGAAAAAGCAGGTTTAGAAAGTGCTGCCGATAAAGCTAAACTTGACTCTCTACCTGATAAACTAGTTACAAATGTAATTACAGCTGCTACAGATAAGAATATTGTTATTCATAAGCATACTACAACTAAACAAGAAGACGATACTTATAAAGAACCAGCTATTGAATCTATTACTATACCTGGAGTAAATAGTGCATATGCCGGGGTTATGCTTCCTAAAGATAAAATTAAACTTGATTCTTTATCCAATGATTCTTTTAATTTATGGGAAGAAATAGAAAATTATACTTCTAATGATGACCCTGTTACTGGTAATAAAATATTTCCTTATATTTTTTCTTTAACTCAACCCAAATATCGTCAAAAACGAATTTTATTTAAAGCGTATTATTTTGCAGGAGAAAACAAAGATGTTAAAATAGATTGTATAGCTTTATATGTAGGAGAAAATCCTTCTGACGATACTTGTTGGAAAGATTATGATAATTGGATTCTTGTTTCTACAGGTACAAGAACAGAAGATGTTTTACTTCAAGAGCAACTTGATTCTCTCCCTAATACATTTTATACGTTGAATAGTTCTGAAGTAAATTCTACTAATGGAGCAACATTTATATTTGACAAACATGAATGTCAAAGAGATGGTAAATATGTAACAACAGAAAATGCTATTACTACTATAATTCCTATGGTAGAAACCTCTGGAGCTAGCAATAATGCTACTCTTGCAGGTTTGTTATCTTTTAGACAGCTTGGTGCTTTAAGTTCAATTCCAATAAATATTGTAAGTAATATACAGATAGAAAGTAACGATACTAATGTAAATATTAAACTTGATAAAAATAATGCTACTAAAATAGAAAAGATTCCTGCTTTTCATCCCTCTACTTCTGAAACTATAGAATTTCCTAAAGCTAGTTCTAATTCTGCAGGAGTAATGTCTGCTGCTGATAAAGCTTTAATAGATTCTCTTCCTAATGTTATAGTAACTAGTCTTGAGACTCAGCCGTCTCATGATATGATTACTTTTGTTTTAAAAGGTAAATCTAAAAATGGTACTAATAATTACGTTGTAGAACAAAATCTTGCTAGTATTACTTTATCAGCTGCTCCAGCTGGAGGAAGTACGGCAGGTCTATTATCTTCATTTGATAAGTATTGTTTAGATACTATGAGAAAGTGTGCTCAAACTCTTCCTTCTAATATAATAAATAATATAACTGTAGATTCTAGACCAACTTACACAGCTATTAATTTTGATAAAACTTCAAAAAAACAACTAACCGATTGTGGGACTATTTACAATGCTTTGGAACATAAATCTGTTAATCTTCCTATAGCAAGTTCTTCTAATGCTGGTATTATAACTAGTGAAACTTTTAACAAAATAAATAGTTTTGAAGAATTTACGAATACAATAGATGAAGCCATATTTCCAGTAATTATAGCTAATGCTTTTAAACCTACTATATATATAATGGATGGTACTACAGATAAATTAGTAAGTCTTGGTAGTTTTGTTCCTACATCATATTATGAATATCCAGATGATTTAAAGCTTAGATTTGAATTTAATGCTCCAAAACTATTTGATGGTGAAGATATAAAAATTACATTAACTACACAATATAATGATATTCCATCTACAACAACAATTATTAATTTTACTTATCAAAAAGATATTCCTGGTGGAAATTGGGTTATAACTCAACCTGGTTTTGCAGAGGACATTTTAAAATCTAAAGGACAAGCATTTTCTATTAATATTAAAATAGAAAATGAAACAGAAGCTGTTGTTTGCTATGAAGGTATAATAGTTCTTCAACAAGAACATGTAAATCCTCTTCCTACAAGTTATACAATTAATCAAAAAGGAACAATTATAGACCCTGATGAAATTGTATCTAATAATTTTATAAAATATAGTGATAGTATTACTGCAGGTAATATTGATTTAGGTTGTAATGGCATTAATAATACTGATATAGATATAGATTCTTTTAAGTCTGCTTATGAGCATGTTCATCGTTATGTAGGTTTACAAAAAGAAGATAAAATTTATATTAAAGAGCTTAGTCCTAATATGCAAACTTTTACTGACGGAACTGATGCTACTAAATATATAAATAGTAATGAACCAAATATTGATATTTGGACTGCATTTGATGTAGATATTTATTATAGAGTTGACACAATAAATGATTTACATACTGTTACAGTTGCTGTAGAAGATAAATATATAGATAAAACAGATAAAGCTTGGATTCTTTGGCCTAAATTTACTTTAATTGGTAGTTATAAAGCCTATGTTCAAACTTTAGAAGATGGTAGTAAAATTGCTAAAAGTAAATCTGGAGTAATTCCTACTTCTGATAGTAAAAATAATTTTGATACTTATATTGCTAATAGAGGTGCAGGGTTTTCTCATATAAATTATGATGCTCTTAAATTTATGTCATTCTTAGGTTATGGCTTTTTAGGTACTACAGATAATGGTAATACTATAGGTCATGGAACTTATAATGTACCTTCTGATTGGTCTGCTTGCTATCCTAAAAAGACTGGTTTAACAAATGCTTATTCTGTTACTAATACAAAAAATACTAGAGATATGACTGATCCTTTATGTGGTACAAGTAACGTAAATAGTATTACAGCTGAGGTTATGGCAGGAGAAGGTGATACTATTAAGAGTATTAATTTCTTTGGTCTTGAAAACTGGTGGGGAGATTCTTATGAATATTTAGATGGGCCTGTATCTATGAAATTTACTCGTGCAGATACAGAGTCTGCTAATCCTAATAGGTTTGTACAAGATTATTTAACTTCTAAAAATATAGATTTAAATAATAATACTTATAATAGTTTTGGTGAAGATAAATGGGTAGCTGAAATTACTTATGATACTGGTAGTAATGTTAAAACTGAATTACTTAATAATACTAATTTTGAAGCTAACGCTTCTAAATATTGTGTAGCTATTATTGATGAAGCTAAACATCTTGTTAGATTTATAGTTAATGACTTTACTCAAGTTATGTCAGGCTGTGTTACTAAGATTGTTGGCGGTGATAGGGCTGATATAATATATAAAGCTATAGATTCTTCTAAATCTAGCGATATACTATACTGTACCAATGCTAGCTATTATTTTCCTAATAATGTTAGTAATAATCAATATAAATTTTTAAAGTCTTATTTAAGCAATAAAACTAGGGGTTTGATTGGTTGTTATGATGGTAACAATAATCAAAATATTGGCTATGCTTATAATTGTGCTCGTATAATGTTTACTAATACAAATAACGTAATTCTTGTAGAACCTAATAAATCATTATAATTATGAATTGGAATTATTGTAAATCAAATGGAATAAAAGGAATTGAATGTATTAATAAAGATACTAATAAATATGTTCTTCGTTTAAATCCTGTTAAATTAAAAGAAACTAAAGATATTGAAAGTCCTACGTTGAAATATTTGCAAATTTATGTTAATCATGAGCCAACGTTATTGAACTTAAAGAAAATTCTTATATCTTTACAGCGTGAATATGATAGTAGTACTGCTATAAATACTTTTATAGTTAATGGTATTCCTGCTTGGTTTGATAAAGCTACTCGTGTTGGATTAGTTAACTCTATTAATTTCAAAAAGCTTAATGGAGAATCTGCTATCAAACTATGGCTTGGAACAAAGAATATTACTATTGATATTGATAAAGCTCTTAAATTATTTGCAGCAATTGAAGATTACGCTTTTAAATGTTATAATGTAACTAAAGTACATTTAAAAGAAATCGAAGAACTTGCTACTATTGAAGATGCTTTACGATATGATATTACAAAAGATTATCCTAATCCTATAAATTTAACAATCTAATAACTATGGCAAAGTCAAGTTCAAGAGCTGTTACTCCTCGTAGTACAAACTCTAAAAGTAATCCTAATCGTTCTTCTAATCGTCCTAATCCTATGATTAATAAAGCTGGTGTAACTCGTTCAGGTCGTAGAAGTTTCGGTGATGGAGGAAAAGTTAAGTAAAAAGTTAGTTAAGTATTTTGTATTAGCTACTAAAGTTCTTCCTGTTCTTATAGCTGCTATACATTTTCTTAATATGCTTATAAGTTTTCTATATGGTAACGATATATTTCTAAATTATATTGGAAGTATATCGTTACTTCCTATTCTATATCTTTACTTTGCTAGTTATACTTTTAAGCTATGTGAATATTATAGAATGTTTCTTCATTACACTGTTGTAGTTAACATTATAAATATCTACGATTACTATCATGGTATTCCTATTTCTGATATAACTCTTTTCATGATAGGAATGATGTTAACTATAATATTAATGTTTATAGTAATCTATCTTAAATTCCTTAAGAAATGATTAAATCTAAAGCTGCTATTGCAGCTATATTTCGTAAAATAGCAGATAAAATAGAAAATGGTACTTGTGAAGTCGATGATAGAGAATTGACTGAAATTGCTAATATGCTTATTCATCGTAAACTTAATGCTGAACAATTATCTCGTCATCTTAATGTATCTCGTTCTACTATTACTCGCATGGTTGCTGATGGTAGAATACCACATCCTCGTAAAACTCTTGGTGGTGAAAAATATTGGTGGCAGGATGAAGTTGAAAATCATATTAAAGAGTATGAAGCTAAATATGGCTCGTAGGCTTTCATAGAAGCTCGTAGGCTGTTGCAAATTTGCCGTCTGATTAATTTATTGATAATTAGTCAGACGGCTTTATTTTGACCAAAATAATATGAACTATTCATTACTACTCTATCTTTGCGTCGTACAAATACCGGTAATGTATATATAAGTATTAACTATTTAATTAAACAAAGTTTTATGAGTACTAATGAAGTATTTATGATTCCTGACAATCGTGGTGGTCAGAATAGTTTTGACCCTAATCTTCTTCTTGCTTCTATGATGAATGGTAATAACGGTTTTGGAGGTAATGGAAGTTGGATGTGGGTAATTTTCCTCTTCTTCCTTTATCCTCTTATGCGTAATGGCGGTCTTTGGGGTAATGGCTTTGGCTCTGGTGATGGTAATCTCGGTAGTCTTGGCAACCTTGTAAACAATGATGCTGGTCGTGAGCTTCTTATGCAGGCTATCAATGGTAACAATGCTGCTATTCGTGACCTTGCTAATATGACAGGCGCTCAGACTGCTCAAATTCAGCAGGCTATTTGTGGAGTTAATAACTCTATTACTCAGCTTAGTGGTCAGGTTGGTATGTCTGGTCAGCAAATTATTAATGCTATTCAGCTTGGTAATCAAGGTCTTGCTTCTCAGCTTGCTCAATGCTGCTGCGACCTTCGTACTGCTGTTACTACTGGTAATTATGAAAATCAAATTGCTACACTTAATCAGACTAATACTCTTCAGAGTGGTCAGAACTTTATCAATCGTTCTATTGAACGTGGTTTCTCTGATACTGCTTATGCTTTCCATGACCAGACTTGTCAGATTGGTTCTGCAATTCAGGGTAGCACTCAGGCTCTTAAAGATGCTGGTACTATTCAGACAAATTCTATTCTTAGCAAACTTACTGAAATGCAAAATGATGCTAAGCAAGCTAAGATTGACTCTCTGCAAGAAGCTAATTCTACACTTCGTACACAGATTAACATTGAACATCAGAACGCCCTTACTCAGCAAGCAATTGCTGCTGCTGTAGCTCCTATTAATGCTCAGCTTGCTGAAATTAAATGTGCTCAGCCTAATACTGTAACTGTTCCTTACTATCCTTTTAGTATTCAGCCTAATTGTGGTTGTGGCAATGCTTACAATAGTGGTTGTGGTTCCTGTCAAAATCAATTTTGGTATTAATCTTTAAATAACTAAAGCTATGGCAGAATGTTTTAACGGATACATTGGCAATCGAGGTGGTATTCCTATCGTAGAAGCTGCTCAATCAAGTGCTGGTAGTACAACTACTAATGCTATTTATACTCTTCCTTGCCATGTCTTTGGAAAAGGTTGTAAAGGTATTATAGTAGTTAATTTTCTTGGTGCAAGTGCTGCTACTGTAACAGGAGTTACTCTCTCAGTAAGTGGTTCTACTCGTGAACTTCTTTCAAGTGCAGGAGAGGCTCTAACTACTCTTACAACTGGATACCATATAATTGTATTTGATAAACCTAATAACCGATTAAATTTAATAGTATAATATGTTTTCAGCATTAAGTCAAGGTAGTCCTATCTATATTATTGATAAGACTGACGGTCTAAAGTATAAAACAGGAGAAGTTGTTGGTGTTATTCAAGGAAATGCTTTTGGTGGTACATTTGGTACTACATCGTTTGCTCCTACTGGCACTGTAACTCTTAAAGTTAAAGTAGACAATAACGTTATAGATTATCCTGAAGTTCCTCGTAACGGTTCTGTGATGACTTATAATAATGGTGGAACTACTATTTGCGAAACCAAACAAGGCGTAATTACAGAATTAGAAAATACTCTTCAACAAGCTAAACAAATACTTGCAGAACGTCCTAAATATGAACAAACTGTAAAAGATTGTGAAGGATTACTTAAACAAATTAATCCTGTGTTTGCTAAAGATAAAGAACGTGACGATAGGATAGATAGTTTAGATACTAAAGTTTCAAGTATGGAAGGCAAACTTGATAAGATTCTGAACGTATTATCTACTAATAGTAACCCAAATATTAAATTATAAGTTATGTATTTAGTTATTAAAAGAGAAAAGTCTGAGCATCTTAAACATAAAGTTCATGAATTAAAAGAACTTGCTTGTGATGTGCTTGAATGTCTTGAAGAAGCTTATTCTGAAGGACGTGAATCTGAGACTCGTGAACGTAGTCGTCGCGATGACCGTTATGAAATGCGTCGTGGTCGCGAAGAATATGACGATTATGAGCGTGATGAAGCTCGTGGTCGTGGCGGTCGAGGTCGTTATTAATCTAATAATTCTAATGGGAGAGGAGAACAATCTCCTCTCCTTTTTAATTTTGATAATATGAGAAGAGATAGTCTTGATATATATGACGATATGCCTGAAGATATGAAACATTATCTTCGTTATAATGGTAGGCATTTTAATAGAAAATTATGTGACTTTGCAATAAGTAAGATGTCTACCACTAACCCTTCTACGGGGGAGATGGTTAATCTAGTTAAACTTGATAAAGAAGCAGTAGATGCCCTACTTAAAACATATCGTATTGAAATTAAGCACAATCAGCTTTATGATTATGTGTATGTAGCTAATATGTGTAAAGCTGACTTTCTTAGTAGTATGAGCAAACTTACAAAATTGGGCAAAATTAATCAAATTTTTATATATTTTTAACTTTTCGAGCATCTACAACATCTTTATAACTATCTAAAATAATAATAGTAGTAATTTCGCAATCACTACTATTATAATAAAAATAATTACCAATCATATTAACAACTAACTTTCTACAACATCTAAATTCAATGTCATTTAAATCAGGAATTTGTGTTCTAAAATTCTTCAATCTTTCATTGTAAATACTTCTACCGCCCTTAGAATCTCTGCCATATCCACCATCAAAATACCTACCGCCATAAGATGCACAATATCCAATAAGTGCTATATACTCTTTTGAATATTTATGTGTTCCAAGTTTTCTATCTTCTCTCACATCGGAATAATGTTCAAATGTGCATACATCTGGTGCAATAGATAAATCATTATCAGACTGAGCATATTTCAATAAAGCAATTAGTTCTTCATTAATGTCAGCTCCTATCTTCTTATCACATTTAATCTTATCAATTAAATTCGCTCCACCCACCATAGGTTCTATGTAAGTTTTAATATTATTGTCATCAATATACTTCTGAATAATTGGCACTAAAAATTTTGCCAACCTGTTTTTACTTCCTTGATATACCATTTAATTACTTGGAGTAAGGAATTCCTTCTTGTGTACACGAACCTCGTCTCCTTTCATTATTATTGCTTATTAAAAAATATTACCTAATAACTCCATTTTCTTCTCTCTTGAAAACTTCGTCATATTCAAAAAGTTAATCATTTTTTCTGGATTATCTAATGATTTCACATACTTTTTCTGATATTCTTCTGGCATCTGTAATATGTATTTAGCACCACCATACTTATCTACTAGAGTTAAATATAAATTATTCAATACCTTTTTATCTGTCACCAATTCAATATTGTCAATAAGAAAATCAATAATTATTGGACGTTGTGGAGCTTTCAAATTGCTTATAATTGTTTGTAAAACATCTGGG